TCAAAGAAATATCTCCGTAATAATAATCCCCAGCGTTATCAAACTCTTCTTCATAACGTTCCCAAACACCACCAGCAACATCGTTGATAAATAGCGTTCTTGCCTGATTAATAGTTAGATCAAGATATTCCATAGCCTCTGTCATAACTGGCATATCACCATTTGTCAAACGCTCTTCCCAACTATCACTATTGCTAGCGTGATGCACAGTTTGTTGATTTGGATTATTCAGAGCAAAATCATTCTTCAACACAACTGCCCAACCTGCAATACAAGCAGCAGCATTACAATCATAGCCATTCATGACCATATCATTTTTCGTTGACCAAGCGGCACCATCACAAGAACCATGAAGATCTTCTTCATCCCAATAGTCCTCATTATTAAACTCAGATAACCAGTCTGTCATATTAAATTGTTGTGGCTTGACATTATCTAAAACATCAGCCAGCATTAGCATTCTTTGCTTATTCATTTCAATTCCCACTTTCCTTGTGCAATATTACGAATAGCGGTAGCCGCCATCTTACTTGTTACCGTATTCTCATACGGATATGAACACCCTAACTCATTAGAGTATTGACCCCAAACAGCTTCAGCTCCATAATAAAAAAGACGTTGCCTTTCATGACTAGTCAAATCAAGATAGTCAGTAGCTTCTTTTTCTACATCACCACAATACAGTTCATCTACAGCTAAATCATTCTTCAAAGCAACAGCCCAACCAGCAATACACGCAGTCGTATTGCAATCATAAACTGAAAGATCAACGTAATCGGGAGTATCTTCCTCCTGTTTTCTATCATTTACCCAATAGGCAATGTCAAATTTTTCTTCAGGTAATGAGTCAAGCAAATCTGCTAGCATCATCATTCTTTGTGTATTCATTTATTCTCCAATGTTTGTATGTGTATAGAAATAAGATAGGCAGAAAACCTTTAGCCCAATATGATAAAAGCCTTTAATGCCGGAACTGCTCCAACCAAACAGCACCGCACAGGTTTTCCTTAACAATATAGAAAGGAGTTATTGCTTAGCCTATCTTAAACTGAAAAGAAGCATTAAGCGTGTCCCATCCACCACGATGATAATGCTTAATGCTTCTTAGCACCCTTAGCAGGATTCGAACCTGCAACCTAATGATTAGAAGTCATTTGCTCTATCCATTGAGCTATAAGGGTGAATGTCAATATCTAATAGTGTTTCATGAAAGGCTACCCATACTTAGTAAGCACCACCAAACTAAGCGTAAAACCCTGTTCTAAGATCTCCTTAGACACCATGCTATTAGATATTGACGATCTTATTCCCGATACCAACGATAAGTTGATTCAGGGTTTTCAATCTCATCAAGTCTTGTAAGTGTAGCCATAACAATATGATTGCCATAAGTAGACTTAATCACACGCCATGTCTTTTCATCAAGACGCTCCCACACCACTTTGGTAGGTGAATGATAACTGTAATGATTTCTGTTATAGACATCTTGATTGTGTCTTTCAAGAAGGAACATACATGCATCCCAAGTTTCATTGTTATACACATTCATTCCGCATTTTATCTTCCACCAATACCAGATAGCGTAGTCATAACCCGGATGCCCATGATTATTCGCAGGCTGTTTAATTTCACCATCTTTGCGCTTAACAGCCCAAACAGGATATTTATTGGTAGTCATTAGTTCTCACAATCATGTCCGTAATTCCATTCCTCAGCATCAACATGGTCAAGCATGTCAAACATTCTGCCACACTCAACACATTTTCTTAAAAAATTCCTTGGATCAAAAATATCCATTGGGTCATCATAATTTACTTCCATTGCTGATTCACCGCCCAGTTCGCTTGTGCTGACAAACCATTACCAGAAAAATCCTCTAATGCTTCAGATGTTCCGCAAGCAGAACAGATTTCTGTTTTATTGTCGGTTCTACTAATAGCACCGATATACTCACCTCTTCGCAAATCATTTGGGATACCACCCAAACAACGAGGACACGTATGATTTTGTAATTTCATTCCCAATCGCCTTTCGCAATCTGATATGCCGAAACTAGTGCAACAACTACAAGTATAGTTGCGCCTATAATTTTTAGTGAATTCACTAACTAACCTTTCTATATCTAATATAAGCAATCAATAAAGATCCCACAACGAGTATGCCTAAGTGAATAAGCACACTAACCATGTCCACATCCCAATTGACCGCATGAGCAAACATGTCCAGTATATTCAACCAAATCTTCGATATAATATACATGCTCAGCGTCATCACCAACCATACGGATAACAACTTGTAAATCATTTTCTTCCTCTCTAATGACATCGCCATAATGATCAATAGTACTTTCTATTGGATGACCTAAGCATTCAAAGATAACACCAGGATAATCATCATTCAAGTAGTAATCTGACAAAGTAACTTTAGTTTCCACTAACACCAATCTCCACTCATATACCAAGGTTGCCATCCACAACCATACGCTTCTTCTGCATAATCATACAACCATTTTGCGACTAACAAATTTGTGTAAGGGTCATACAAAGCCTCTCTTTCAGTGATACCAAACTCAGAATCAAGCCATTTATAGTGAGCCGACCATTCAATCTGAGTCAGACCATAAGAATAAGTTTTGTTGGCAACATCATGACGACAATTGCTTTCTCTCCAAATAATTCTACCAAGTTTTTGCAATTGATCAACCGACCAACCAGCCTCAACCGCAACAGAATACCATTCAGAACAAGTACCTTCAGGTAAAGTAGTAGTCGTTACAATTACTTTTTCACGATACTCTGGCTTAGGGAAAGGTATATCTTCATCTACCTCAAGAATAGTTGTTGTAGTAGTTTGCAACTCAACCGCTTCTTCAATTACATCCAAATTAGGAAGATTAGGATTAGAGAGAAAAACGATCTCCGGCTCTTTGTTTTCTGATTCACCTATTTCCTTTCCAATTGAAAAAGATAATGACGCTACCGCCATAAAACATAATATCAAAATTCTCATAGTAAGTTACCTCCTTTTGAGAATAATAATTAACAGGCTTTAGTTTTGTATTCTACAGAATACCGTCTAGTTTTTCTACAAGATCATTCACAATGTTAGGGTGAACTTGTGGCATTTCAGCAACATTGTCTCTTGTAATTTGATATGCCATAGCATAATATTGCAAAGCCTCTTCACGGCTTTTGTCTATTACCATGCCCAATATAGATATCATCAAAGCCATATGTATCACAGAAGAAAAAACCAAACCCTCCATCAAACCCTTGCCAGCAGTGACAGGGTTTTTCCTTACCGATTCCATAAGATCAAAAGTAAGCTGTTTGTTGCCTTCTTCTCCAGAAAAAAGATACGCAGTAAGCAACTCTAATACAACATCTGTGTATAGTTCTTTCTGCGCATCTTCGTTCATCACAAAGCCTTGTAATTATTGGACAGAACAGAGTAATAAAATAACTGCCTGTTATCCTTCATCCATTCTAGCATAGTGAAACGATTTTGTCTTTCCAGAAACTCTTTGACTAATTCCCAGTCATAAAGATTGACTCCTTGATGTTCTAAATCCAACATTTCTAATTTAACCCATCTGGGCGGGTACTTTATGCGCATACTAATTAATTTTCCTATGGAACAAACCTACCAGATAAACAAAACAGTCTGCTTTCTCCTCTTCTGTAAAGTTTTTAATAAAATATTTACGAGATGCTTCAAGCAAGTCAATAATAAACTGAGTATCACCTTTGCTTCTTTTTAGCTCTTTCTCTAAACTATCAACCCAATCAGTAATCTTTTTCAGATCGTATTGGTCACCACTGTCAGCAGACTCCCATTTATTTTTTATTCTTCTCAATCTTCTAGACATGTTAATCCTTGTAATATTTAAACTTACCGTTCTTAATAGAGTCATTAAAAGCTTGACCAACAGAGTCAGAAGATGCAACAGCCATTAATAATGCAAAAGACACATTTTCATAAATATATCTTGCACCATTCTGAAATGTAACTCTAATATGCCCTGTGTTAGTTAAGCCCCAACTTTCATCCTTGTCCCACAAAAACTCTAATCTATCAATAAGTGATGAATCAATGTCCAGTATTTTTAGTTCAACTCTCATCTTCAACCTCTTTAGTTGGATCGATGCCTTTTTCTATTAGATCTTTGTGATAACCAATATTTTTAGTTATCTCTCTAAAATTAGATGAGTTTGGATTATAGAAATATTCAGAAACAGATCCGTCTTTATTCTCACCAGAACCATACTCAAATATTCTAGCATTCCAATTTTCAGGGATAAAACCGTACTGACGTTCACAAATTCTTTTAGCCATAGATACAGCTTTTTGAACTGAATCAGCCTCTTCAATTGAAATTGCTAACCTATACTCAACAACATAATATTTTTTAAACTTAGGCATTATGTAAACACCGCAACTAATATACCGGCTGAATAGAAAGCCAGTAGCAACAGAAATACTGGAAGAAGTGCAATGGCTAAAAGAGATAGCATCACAAAACTATAAATCCATATTAGTCTATACAACCTCAATCCTTTCAATGTTTGAAAATGATGGATAAGAAACAACAGTGCTGTTATCAGTAAACTCTGGCTTATGCTCATTGTAAAGAGATTCGTTGTTAATATTACCGAAAACCTTGAGCACAAAGTTACCAATCTTCATCATGGAACAGTTAAGCATATTTACATACTCAGTCTTAGCAAGAAGTTCACCACCAACAGATGTCATATCTGATGCCTTAAAGCATACCACGCCATTCTCAAGATAGAACGGATTAGGCTTGTAATTCTTTACAATCATTCTGCCGATATGCTTATCTGCAAGGTCACGAAAACGCCTACCGTCTTCAGAATACCCATCACCAATACCAGTACGAACATGATCATATTCATGAACTAAAGTAGCAACAATATCTGAAACAGAACCGCTATCAAGATGCTCTACCGAAACAAGAACTCTTGTCTTTGCAGGATCATCAACATTAATAGCAAGACCTTTGCATTGCGATGCTGCTTCACCCAATAGAATTCCACAATTATCAATAACTGATGTGCTATCAGGGATAGCTCTCTTTACATAACCAATAGCATCTATCAACTCTGGATACTTTGAAATATCATCTTGAATCTGATACTGATAGTCTTCACCAAGAGTTGTCATATAGTTCTCAATACCAGCACCCTCAAGGAACTTGTAAGCCCCATCAGAATAAATAGGTATTGCTTTAGAACCACGCAACCTCAATGAACTTTCAATAGAACTAGCCGCATTGTTGACAGGATAAATTACAGCATTCTCACCATAGATATTGCAAAACGCTTCTTTCCAAGCATCATCAAAATCAATATTCTTATAGTGAGAAGCGCAACCTTGACCAAACTCAAAAGGATCACTATCATACATGCTAGTTGCTTCTTTAAGCACTTTGGTAATGACATCTAACTCATTGACCCTAGCCATAACGTGGCTAACTCTCCAACCCAAATCCCACTCAGATTTGACAGTTCTTTCTTCGTTCAAATCAATAACAGGGAACTCATAGTCAAATAGAGAACGCTCATCAGACTTATGCAAGATCAAAACGTTTTGCGAAAACACTCGCAAATCATTTGTCACATTTTTCAAACCAATAGCATTGAAAGAACCAGTCTCAAAAACCTTCTTTCTATTGTAAGAAAAATACAGATCAATGTTGTCTAAAATCTCCATCAACTCTGGCGAAGCAGTAATGTAAACATCAAAATTTTGCTCATCGGTTTCTTCTTCGATCTTATTTACAACATCAATAGACCACTCACCACCGAACTGACTAACACCATCCATAGCGTTAGCAATAGGCTCACGAATAATCTGAAATGCATCTGTCCAAGAAAGTTCACCAGCACCAGTAGTAAAAGATGAAGGCTTTTTCTGATCTCCATAGTCATACCAAATACAATCAACACCATCCTCTTCCTGAACAATGTATTTCATTTGATAAGGGCCATTCTTATCATGACCAACAAAGACCCACTCCCAACCATTACGCAAAGCAGCAATTGGTGCAAACTTGATACCAGAACCAAATCGACCAATTGTATCCATATCTTCACGCTTAGTAGAAAGACCAAGCTTCTCTAAGGCAATGCGTGGGACAAGCATTTCATCTTGTCCCGACACATTGCGAATACGAATATACTTTTTTCTCGCCATATCACCACTTTCCATTCATGTAATCGGTAAAGGTATCAAACGCTTTTGCTTCCAAACGAACCTTCATAAAAGGATCATCATTATAAGTAGGAATGTAAGAAGCAAATACTTCATGAACAACACGCTTCAACGCTTCAATAGCATGTTCCTGAACATTAGTTGCAGGAATTTCTGAAGGCACAAACGTTTCAGGATTAGTCAAATTATTGTCATCGTTACGGAAAGTCTGACCTTCAGCCGCAATGATATTTTCTTCAACAACATTCCTGTCACTATCAACTACTCGTTCCATAACGATAGCATTGCGATTCATCAAGAACTGCATCACCTCAAAGTTTTCATCTTCTGAATTTTCAAACATATGAGATACAGCCTTAGCGACTGCATTAGTGAATGCTGCACCCAAACCACAACCATTGGTGGGATCGTAGTCGTTTAGCAATTTGTCTGCATAACTGTCAATCTCTTCCTCAACGGAGAAGTAATCTCTAACCTCACTTGCAACTTCAGACATATCCATTTCACGGATTGCTTTGGTAGCAATATCATCATAGTCAAGATAATCTCCAAGATCACTTGCTAGGTCATACATATCCAAATTCTCTTGGACTTTGATTCTTACTTCATCAATATCGAAATGATCTTCAATATCAAAATCATCAGTGACAAGTTCAGCAGCAGAACGAACAATATTGTAATTGAAATCGTCATGCTCCAAAAGCAAATCGCTAAGGCCATTTAGAAACTTGGTAAATGCTTTTTCTTCTGGTTTTTCTGTCATAATAGGGTCTCCAGTATTTGGGTCAATTTCTGTTATAGTTATTTCTGTATTTGCCTGAACATATTGTTCAGTAGTTTGCATTTCTTCCATTTTCATTACCTGCTTTCAGCTAAAGTACATTCCTTCAACAACTGTTTCTGCATATCTAAACAAAGATGAGTTTTCATCAACCGTAGTTTGAGCATGGTCAAACCAATCATTGAAATGATATTCAACTCTGTACAACTCGTTATCAGAAAGATAACATTCTAACCAATCACCTGGTCCACCAGTTGATAGTTCAATCTTCAACATATCTTTCTTTTCATAACCCAAAGCATACTCATGCAATGCATCATAAGCATCTTGCCCTTCGTATTCTTCACCGTTATCCATAGCTTCAAAGATATTGTCAAAGTCTTCTTCTCTCCCAGCCAAATGATCATCAATTCGCTGAGCACATGATAACTGTTCAGATGACATTATTCACCTTGTCTTTCTCTGCTTGTTCATAACCTAATTCGTATTCTTTAAGGATGTTAATTCCTGTCACTTCTTCTGCGTATTCGACCATCTCAATTGATGGCACATCCTTTGCAGAAAAAGTCAGCCTATCGTAGAAGCCTCTGGCGAACCAATACTTCTGCATATGCGATGCAGATTTACTCATCTTCAGCCTCATCTTCTTCATCAGTCAATGTCTGAGGATTTTTGATAACCTTTTGTATTCCATAATTTCCTATACACTTTATGGGAACAACAGCATCAAAATTCAAACCTTCTTCTGACCATTCTTTAGTCATACAGGAATCTTTTCGTAATCTGAATACACAAGAGTCATATACCCAAATGCTGGAGTATTATCCTCCCTGCAAGCTAACATTTCAGCAACTTGTTCTGCTTCAATATCAGATTTCAAATCAACAACTGTTTCTTTTACAACCTTAATTTTGTATTGATTAGTATACACCATCATTTACAACTTTCTTAATCAACTCCATTGTTATTGGACCTTGTAAAGTTTTTACCAATTTTCTCCTACCACGATAACTATACCCACCCCATACACCAAAAGTTTCTGGGCTAGACAATGCTGAATACAAACACTCAGCACGAACAGGACAACGTTTACATATCATTATTGCCTGTCTTGCTTGATTAGTTTCACCAGTATCTGGATAAAACAATCCTGTATCATGGTCTTTGCATAAAGCATCTTTCATCCATGATTCATCTAATTGTTCCAATACGGCATCGCTCCCTTATCTTGGTTAAGTTGAGGTAAAACCTCATTCCTCAAACTATCAACATACATTTCTACAAAATCATCTTTCATCATTGAACCAATTTGAAGAAGATTAATAATATGAAACGTCATGCATGTAGCATTCTCAACCGTTCTAACTTCAAAATCTTCATCAGAAGGGTCGCCAACCATATTCACAATTCTCATCATGTATGTCAATCTAGACTCTTCATCATTAATATCAAGAGAATCTATACATTCCACATGGGCAGCAAATAAATCTACATAATTAGTATTATCAATCAAACCATCTGGGACTTCACCCATATTCTTAATGGCCTGTTCAATATCATCATCAGAAAAGAACGACATAAATTATTTCACTTGCTCCAATGCTTTGTCGTCTGCAAATTCAATTATATATTCATAGTCATATGCAGTAGGAATTATTTCACCACTTTCATCATTCAACACTTCACCGTTAATAACTTGGAAATGACCCATGAAACCCATACCACCTTCTCTATAAAAAGAATCAAAGATAAGTTTAGGGAAAAGCTTTGATATTTCTGTTATGCCTTCGTTATTTGGTCCCCAAGCAGAATCATAACGCAATTGCACAAAGCCATATCCATCTTCACCATAAGGCTGAATATCCTCAACAACTAAATCGCAATCACCCCATTTGCTACCCCAATTGTCAATGCACCAATGATACCAATCAGCATAACCATACTTCTCAATATTGCTTTGCTGTTCTTTAGCTTTAGCAATTGATTCAGCAGCACGCTTATCATATTCTTCTTGTGTCCAAGTACCATCAGTAACAAAATTAATCCAATTCTCTGGAACAGGATTTTCAGGATTTACAAAACCAGCATTAGTGTCTTTCAATTCCTGAGGACAAGGATAATAGTGATTCAAAAAGCCTTGATAATCACCAGCCTCCAATCCTTCATTAATCGGATCAATAAACGTTTTGATATTCTCAATTTTGCCATAGGCATATGTTTGGTTTTCGCACCAGTTAGGCATTTTCTTCCTCCATCATTTTCATTTGCGCTTCTGCTTCCAAAGCATCAAAATACAACTCAATATCATCACGAACCTGAAACAGTATGTGCATCTCTTGATGAACAACTGGTATTTCAGATTCAGTCAACTCATTAAAAGGATATTTGCCACGACTATACGCACCAAATAACCTATCTAAATTATTGTAGAGAGCAGTTACCTCTCTATTAGTTAATATAAACTTGTTCATTTCTACTCCATTTCACAATCAAAACAAGAAATATCAGGACCCCACCAAGAGCCAATAAATCTCCCATGCTTACAATACTGGGATTTATCATTCCTATCCCAATCCCAACGATCACCTTCTTCGTAATCGTCTTCAACTAACCTTTCAGGCCAGTAATTCATTTCTATCACCTTTTCCCTTCATGGACACTGACATACAAAGCAGAAGAAGAACGCAGTCTATCTTCAGGCTTTTCCTTATAAATATAACGACCATTGATAATTTCATTCCAATGCAAGATAGCTTTCTCATACAAAGGATGATCACGATTCATAAATATAAATCGCTTCACTTCACGAACATCATCAAGGTCACCTTCATAATTCATTTTACGCAAAGTACTATGAAGATACTCAATTCTTTTCTCAACACTAACAGACATCAAATCTCCAATTCAATTTGCCCCGGCACTTCTTTACGAGAACCACCAAGATTTGTGTAATGATTCCAAATAATCTGTTTCTTATTGTTTTCAGCCCACTCATTCCAAAACTCAGCCTCATCGAATTTACAAAGGTCAAGTTCAAAAGCAGCCTCTAACAATTCTTCGTCAGAAGCAGGTTCATGATAAGAAGTATAATGACTCTGATTAACCTCAAAGATTAAATCATTAGCAAGTTCTTCATAATCGCCAGCAAGATGAATAACATACTTCAAAGACTCATCATGTTCCAATCTCCAAGCAACATCTTTTACTTCATAACCATACTCACGCTCATAGTAATCATTTTCATCAGCAACAGGATAATCATGGAGAGTATCATGCCATTCCATCAAAGCATGAAAAGCCTCAGTCAAATTATCATATTCAACCTTACCTTCATTCTTCAAAACACGAACACGCAATTGATCCATAGAACCAACAGCCCAATGCTTAACACCAACAATATCAAAATCGTCAGGAAAACGTTCCATCAAATCTTTGCTAATTACCTCAAAGTTTGATTCTTCCAAAGGATCATCATGGTTAATTGTTTTGTTAATACCAGCAAAACTCCAAGTGACAAACATATCGTCATCACCAAACCAACCAAAATCTTCAGGTCGTTTCAAACAATTAATTGCATCTTTAACTAAACGCTCTTCACTCATTTGTTTCCTTTCGTCAAGACAACAGTCTGCTCAAACACATAGTGTTCTTCAAACAGAGCACAACAGTCGTGACATTTCATTGTTAAAATGTGCACTTTTCTGTCGTAGTATTCATCTTCCATGTATATCTCAATAGATTGACATTCTGGGCATTGCATTTTCATCATTCCCTTTCTAAAACCAAGGTGCAAAACCATCTGTATACTCAGCGCAAAACTTCAGCCACCAAGAAGCATATTTCCAATCAGTAACAGCTTCATCATCAGAATTATAATATTGCGGAGCATTTACTCTTACTGCTTTAACATAATCATCAGTATGCTTATCAAACCATTCAGCAAGACTTACACAATCACTAGGAAAAGCAAAACCCTGCTCGTATTGACCATCTTCAGCCCATTCAGGAATTTCATGACCACCATAAAAATCAGGGAAAGGATTTGTAATTTCATGATCACTACTTGTAAGTAAATCAATCATCCATTGACCATGCTTACCACGATACCAACAAGGAGTACCAAACATACCACTAACAGCGCCATTAGCAAAATCAGTTTTACTAACTTCTCTTTTCCAAGGACACATACCGGATTCAATAGTCAATCGACAACTAAATTCACCATCCTCATCTTTTACTTGTGTACCTTCTGCTTCACAAGCATATGTTTCTGGAATACAATCAAGACCCATTTTGTTGCACCTCTTTCTTTTTAGTATGCTCTATAAACTCACTTGGAGTGAAGAAATGAATTTCATCACTTTTGTTCTCTCTATCAATAATTCTTCCGTACTTAAAATCCAATCTATCGTAATAGACACCTTCTTCTCTTAGAGAATCAGAACCGGGTTCAAAAAGAATACTTTCAAGATAATTCAAATCACTTTCCCAAGTGTAAGGGGTTAAGTAATCATGAGCTTTTTGCAGAAACAAAAGCATTGCTCTAGCCCTTCTCCGTGAAGGAGTATTCCATTCAGGATTACTAAGATCAATACCAAGCATAACATCATGTACTGTAACAGGTTGTTCTTCCATACTATCTTCATCATAATGCTCATCAGCAATAAGACAACCAATAGCACAAGACAAACCATTTCTTCCACGATAAACACAACCACCACTTTGATACATGGATTGTTGATTTTGTTCAAGCAAATGATCACGGACATGATTAAACACATCCCGATCAGTTTTTAAATTGTAAGGTAATCTATCAACGTTCATATCTTCTCCTTAGAAAGAATCATCTAACTCTTCAAGCGCTTCTTCATCCCATTGCATAGGTATAAAGTTATCTACTTTAAAAGCAAAAGTAGTAGCAAGTTCATCATCTGTATCATATTCGACACAAACTTCACCATAACTACCAAAATCGTGAGGGAAATACTTTGCAACAAACCGAACGTTATGCTCATCATAAGCCGGAAACTCACGCTTCAACTGATTAATATATGCTCTCATTTCCCTTTTAGATTGATTTCTAAAATCAATACTACCAACTTGAGCACAATCTTCACCAGCAGGAACTGGACCAATTTCTAAATATTCAATCATTACAAAATCTCTCCGTATTTCTTTGTACTATACTTTGTTGCAGGTTCTTTCAGAACACGACTATCAAAATACATTGCTTCACGTTCTTCATACATTTCAATAACAAAAGGATCAACATCATTTACATGAACCCTAGGTTCACGCTGAATCTCTTCATTAAAAGCATCTTCAGCAGTAAAACAATCATCTACGAACTTCTGATAATCAACACCACAAGCAATTAGGAAAGCTAACTGACATGCACGAACATCACCTCTAGGCAAATGAAAATCAGCAGCAGTTTTGATATCAAACTTCTCATGATTACGAGAACACTTGTGGCAAATCTTTGAAGGAGGATTACGCATACTAATGCCGCAACCAATACAGTCAAGATAAAACACACCGTTCTTTTTATTCAAACGCTGCTGTCTTGCTTGCATGTATTCCTTAATGCAAGATTTGCATTTGTTCTTAGGCAACTTGTTGAATTCAGAAGAAGGCTTTTCTTGGTTGCAATAGTTGCAAAAAATGTTATCCATCAGACATCAAAAAACTTTTGCTCAAATCTTTGATTAAAAACTTTTTGCATTTCAATAAGAGCATCCTTCTTGGTTCTTGATTTCAAACCATACTCTTCTTTCAAACCCTTGAGAAGATTGAAACGATTACTCATACGCAAACCAGTACGAATCTCAAGCTCCAATGCTTTGATTTGCGTAAGCATACGATAAGACTGGATATCATCTTCACCAGTAATCATAGTGCCACCATCATGTTGTTCAATTGCCATTGTCATTCTCCTTTGTAAATTTCTTCTACATGGCTATTACTCAAGTCATTCATAAGAGCAATCTCATATGCATACCAAGAGCGATCATTATCCGTTTGATTATCAAACGCTACGAACTCTTCATTTGTCCAGTCTGAAACATCAACAAAGACTAAATCATCTTCAGAACCATATGTTCCAGTAGAAACATCAACCCAAATTCTCATTACGAATCCTTTCATAAGCATCTTCAAGAATTTCTTCAGCAGTAGCAATTGCCTCATAGTGGTCGAAATAATTACCAACATGCATTAGTCGATCAGTACGGTCACCAAAACAAGGGTCACAAATCCACATCTTTCCATAAAGACCATCATGACAAGAACCATAACCAGCAGCAATAGTTACTGACAAAGCATCAAGTGGATTATCTTCAGCAACCTTTTGGTTTTCAGATTGAGTTTCCGCAGGCGCACCCCAACCCCAAGCTAATTCAATTTCACGATTGCAAATAAAACAATTTGCTTTGTACTCAGTCACAATAAATCACTCCTCACATTTAGTGACTTCAATTCGGTTTTCTTAATCCAGAAATAGTTGCACTTATGCAACAAAGCCGGAGTGTATTCTTTTCTGAATTCACGCTCCGACTTATCTAAACCTTTGATTTGACATTCCTCTGACATACAGTAATCATAACCCGCTTCTGCACGTTCATCAGAATATGTTTGTTCACAATAAACACATATTGCCATTACAACCAATCCTCATCATCTTCATCTAAAGCAAAGAAAACAAATGTAATCAAACCAAAAAGAACAATAACACATAGCTTGATAAACACAATGTCATTCATGATATCCATTTCATGACCCTTTTCTAAAAGGATTTACATTCGGCTTCTGATTTGAATCAACATAAACAGACTGCATAGTCTGTTCATAAGCATTGTAAAAGTTTCTACAAGTGCGATACTCTACAAGAAACTCACTAGCAAAACGGTTAGTCCAACCAAATTGCTTAGTCAAAGTCTCAATGTATTTCTGTCTATGAATTTTGTTCATTTTGCATCTCCTCAATGCCAGCAATAACGTCTTCTAATAAGACAATTATTGTACCAATTGCTACTTCATTGTTTCTCAGCGACCAAATTGCTTCCCTTAGCAAATGCTTTTGCAAATTTGGATGCTTTCTCTGCAAACTAATAATTTCAGCATTACTCATCATAGCTTAATCCTCACTTCTTTCTGATTACGAACTGCTATCACATTCCTAGAACGAATGCCCAACAATTTAATTTGCTCATCAACTTCTTCGTTTTGCTTACGCAAGGACTCACGCTTAGTCTCTGCCATAATTTTGTAATCACGCTCAGTCAACCGATAGCCATTCCACAACCAATAACTATCTGGTAAAGCAGGTCTATTCCAACTAAGAATAGGTTCCCATTTCGGCAACTTTTGCTTACCACTTGCACGACGAGAAACAATAACATCACACTCGTCAATAATCTCAAAATCAAAATCACTCATTGTCTTATCCAATCAGTCAGTCGGTCGGTTAGCAATATTGACAATCTCATTGCCAATATGAGCATTAGTGTCAATGTTAGCGGCACACATTGCATTAGCACGATACAACTTCTTAGGCTGAGCCATACGGTTAGCATAATCTGAACCGTCAGGTCGAACAGCAACACTAATCACTTTGTTGAGGTAACGCAAAAGAGATGTCAACTCTACACGCTTACCTAAATCTGTACACAATATGTAACGTGAGTCATAACCGTCAGAAATAGTATCATAAGATACTACATGACCGTAATCCTTACCACGAACAATAATGTGTTCGCCCACCATATTGTCTGCCTGAACTTTTAGCCTATCCATTATCCGTTACCCTTCCCTGATAAAATAAATAACATTACATAATGTCAAACACATTACCTCAACAAATGAGTTGCAAATAGGCAAGGTGAAAACTGACATAAAGTCAGTCTATCAGCGGGAAAATGGGTACACAATAGAAAGGATAAAGATTAGAGGTGAAATCATAAAGTTCAAGAAATAGGTGAAAAAATCGAAAGCTTGTTAACGTTAAAGCGCAGGCTGGGGTCTTTAACGTTAAAAACCCACCCTATTTAACGTTAAAAATCTTACCGGCTCGCAGCAATTTTTTAATGTTAAGAACACCCGTGTAAATTTTACTCAATTTATTGCAAAATTTAATATATATTCCGGAACCCTAAAAGGCTCTACGGGTAAAACCGATTTCCCAATCAGTTTTCAGAAACAACAATTGTTTCTAAGAAGTCAATCATCTTTCCTTCAAATTCCATTCTACCTAAATGAAGCATATCAACAGAAGCATCAACCCAAACAGCACCGCCTAGTTTTTGCCAGTATCTACAAAAACCATAATCTTCAGATAAAAGTCTGCCATCATCATCAATGTAATCTGCGAAGAAATGATAAGTCCACTTCTTCTCTTCTTCGTTCAAAGAACCAGTGTCATCTTTAAATTTCATTTCCGGATACGCCTCAATCATTTTTTCAATAACCTCTCGCTTAATCAACATAAAGCCAGTACCAGCGTCACGAATTTTTAAAGCACCATTATCAACTTCTACTTCACCCTTAGTGCCTTGAATTGGATTAACAACGTATCTCAAACTTTTAGTCATAAGTTTTTCTACAGGCGTTCCCTCTTTCACCATGCTCTCAACCTTATTCCAATTAATTTTTTTAATCGGATAAGATCCAGTAATAATATCTTTATCATGCCATAGCATTCTGATAATATCTTCATAGTCAAAACCAATGTCTGCATCAATGAACATTATATGTGTAAAGTCTGGATTAGCCATAAACTTTGCAACAAGGTTATCTCTTGCCCTAGTAACTAGGGAGTCAGATATTGTGCTAATCGCAAAATTCATATCCAACATATTAAACCCGTTAACAAGTTTAATCATGGAAGAAAAATAAGGCTCACTAACTTGTTTGTCATAACATGGTGTCGCAATCATTGGATACCAGTTAGCAATTTGCTCATGCGTGATTTCAACTTTTTGCTCAGTACGTTCCATTACCCTAAATTATAGCAAAAAAAAACCCCGACCCTTGCAGGTCGGGGGAAAAACTTTATGGGGTTTTTATTTGCAGCGAATTCAGGAAGTCTTTGCGCTTCGCTTTGATGAAGTCTTTGCACCTGCTTGAGAAGCAGTCATTCCGACCTCTTCAGTCTCAACCAAATCAAGACCATTGTGTGAAGCCTTGAAGTAAAGATTTGACTCATCTCTGTCGTAACGAATAGTTACTTTAAGGTCAAGCTTTTTAGCCTGCGCACGAATTCGCTGTTGCATTGAATTGTAAGCATTGCCTGAATCAATACCACCAATGCAGAAACGCTCTCCCTTATTTGCTGAATCTTCCAATGCAACAATGATTGCTTGAAGTTCTTCAGAAACTCTACCCTGACGAGTAATTTCTGGGAAATGGTCTACCTTTTGAATGCTGAACATTATGTTCTCCTAATGTTTGTTTATGTTACCGAACGGGTTCTCCCGTCCACGAATTAAACACTACACGCCGACCACACCCTGTTAATGCACCTGCAATAAGATTTCAAAAGATTTTTTTAATTAACAAAACAAGGATGTGCTCAATCACTCATCCAAATCTTCATCAGACCCCTGAAGAGCAGCAATGAGTTTATTAATAACGCCTTTCTGTGCCATCATTTCCAACCGCAACTGCGAGTTTTCCTGAGTCAATTCCTGAATTAATTGATTAGCATCAACCTTAGTCAATTCCTCAATATCTACAGATTCTCTAGCCATAATGATTCCTCTTTCTTGTTATTCATGTTTTCAAATTGCCCCGTTTCCCGAGACAAAACCTGTGTTTTACCGAAGTCAGGCATATCCTCATCTTCGATATCAAAGTCTGCTTTAGGATACATCAATTCTATGTCAATTTCTTCATCCATCCCAATATTTTTTATACAACCAGCAACCGCACCAGCAAGCGCATCTGCCAAGTCTTTCGAACCCGTAGTAGGGTGGTCAATCTTATTATTGCCGAAGAGTTTCAATTTCAACAACTCTTCCTCAACCAAAAGCTCGTTCCAATATCCACGAATTCTAGTATCGTATATAGCAGTTAATAATGTATCATAATCAGACTTCTTCACGCTGTGAAAGTCTGCATTAATTCCTTGCGCTCTCAGTGATTGAATCATTTCTACGGACTGCCATCGGTCAAACGTAACTAATCCCACTTGAAACTTCCTACATAAATCGACAATCATCTGACGAACTGCGGCAAAGTTAATTTCACTACCAACAGTCGCCTCCCAAGAATAAATTAAATCCATACTAACTACAGGCAAATTCTCAACACCCATAGAGGTTTGAATTTCTTTAAATCCACCACTAGAGACCATGCAAAGAGCAGCCCTATCTCTTTTCAATGCAAGGTCAACATGAATAAACCTAGTTTTACCGTCTTTATTATTAAACCACTTCTTAAATGTTCCATCTTCTTCATTCACAGGATCGTCAGAATAATGAAAAGCTTTTCTTACAAGATCAGGGTCACGAAAATATGCGTCAACCATATTAGGCGGCTCACACTCAAAACGCATTTTAGCCTCAATCGGATTTCTAATATATTCGGACTCCAATTGATGACGCTCAATCGTAGGATTTACTTCCCACGTTGCAGCTTTTATAGTCCAAGTTTTAGGCTCGTTTTTTTCATTAGCATCAGTAAATCTTGTTTCAATAAAATCACCTTTATAACGAGGAAATGACAAAAGAATAACTTTACCCACTTCAGGAAAGCGAGACATAACAGAAAGCTTACTCATATTGTAAATAGCAGAAGCAGAACCTTTTGAACGTGTTTCACCTTTTAATTCTGCATCTGTTTTGAAAGCAGCAATCTCGTCAAGAATAACAGTCATTACTTCATAGCCTTCCCAGCCTTCACTTTCAGAGTGACCAGAAAAACATCTAACAGGTCTGGAGAAGAAAAAGATTTCAGAAACCCTAGGCTCAAACCCAACTTCATTAAAAAACGGTGACGATAGCAAAAGGTTCTTCAAAGGTTCAAAAAAAACTCGTTGCGCTTGCTGTGCGTTAACAGCAAGGTTGAGCAAGTCGATATACACACCAGTTGCTTTTCCATAATAGTTAAGCGGATCTCTTAAGCAATGCATCAAGTATGCAGTGTAAGCAATTGATATCCTTGCACAGTGGTCTTTACCACTTCCTTTACCAAGCATACAAATTACCTCATTGTCTGTATACTTGTTATAATAAGCAGAACCTTCTTCTTTACCCATCAACTTTTGTAAAGTAGATTCTTTAAAGATTTGTGTAGAATGGCGCACAATCTCCAACTGAATCTGCGATAATGGTGGAAGTCCGAGGTATTTCTTATCTTGAACAAAAGTCTGAATAGAAACTGGTTCTTCTTCCAGTTCCTCTTGTTTTAACAATCTATCAAAATCTTTAAATTCTAGATTGATCCCCATATAGTCTGACATAGAATTAAAACCTTTATTTGCGCTCTTTCATCCGCCCAATTTTTGGGTTTTAGAGCACATCTCCTTCAATAATATCCCTATCCGGAAACTGATCTGGTTCGTTCATTATTTCAAACGCAAGAGACAATTCTTTACGAACTTCTTCTGCAATGTCTGGATGTTTAGAAATAACATCCCTTAAGATTCTGGACAGGATTTGATTTACATTCTCAGCTTTTTGCATTCTCTGAATATACTCTGCGTCAGCTCCTCCACCACCATTCATGAGTTTATGAAGTTGAGCCTTCTTGGTTGCAATATCTCCAGCTAGCTTTAAAGCCTGAATTCTTTGAGCAACCATACCGTGATCAGTTGCAATCGAAACTGTCTCCCAAGCTTCCTTGCTTATCTGATCAAATTCGTCTAACGCTTTAAGGGTGTTAAACTGAAGTTTTTCTAAAAAGTATGGATCGTTATCTGCTTGCTGCTCTAACAGTATTTTATACTGACCGACGTAATTCTTTGCTTCATTAATATTAATAGAAAGAAGAGATGCAATTTCATGATTACTATAACCCTTGACATGAAGAATACCGGCTTCTTGTATATCTCTAACCTGATCTATAATAGTTCTAGGGCGAGAAGTTTCTATATCTGACACAAGCGCTCCTTGTATTCTTGAACAACTTTATCCCAAGAATATACCTTATGAATAATTATAGCACTTTCTAAAGTATGCCGCTTAATATCTTCATAATTATCAACAACATAATGCATTTTATCAATAAGATCATTCATGCTGGGTTTAGCCCATTTGCCACCACAGTCATAAATGCCAGCAATACCTTCTGTAGACCATTCAAAATCTAATGGTACAGATAACTCCGCATATTCTGTACAGGCAGTAGCGTTAGTGCAAATAGTAGGAGTGCCACAAGCAATAGCATTAAAAGGAATCATGCCCCACCCCTCTCCCATAGTTGGATACAAAAGGCAATGAGCAGACCTGTACAAGTCTGCAAGATCTGACTCAGACATCTCATAGTCAATAACATGAATTCGATCATGCATCCCAACGCCACCGAGAATCATGTTGCCATCCCGTATACGAGCATCAGGAGGGCCGATAGACTTCACAATCAACTGAAAACCGTCTCTATGACCATATGCCTTTATAAAAGCGTCTACGGCCATCTGGGTGTTTTTACGAGTGGATGGGCTACCCACATGCAAAAACGTAAACATGCCATCGGGCACGCTATCCGAATGCCAAAACAAATCAGACTCTACGCCCAACTTAAAAGCGTGAACATTATCGTGACCAGTGTTCTCCTTGAACACCTCGCCAGCCCACTTTGAAGTAGTCCAAACTTCATCACACTCATTCAACTTGGGAATCCAAGAGCTAGGCATCTTTGTAGTTTCCCAATAAGAAAAACCAATGTTATAACAATCACCAAGTTTGTAGTCAACTGGTAAACAGTTGTTAACTAAAACATCTCCACGCTGAACAGGAGGTATTGGTTCTAGCATCAAACCATCTTGCATAGAAATCAAAACATCAACTTCTTGAGTCTTGCCATGAACAAGAAAATCCTCTGGCTCAGACACAGATAGACCGGCATGTCTGAGACCAGAGGAAATCCTGTATGATGCGTAACCGTAACCGTCAGCCTTGCTCTTCGACAGTGCTCTCCAAAACAGTTGGTTCATCATCATCACTTACTTTATATAAAGTGTATTTACCGAGTTCAGAAATCTTTTCCAGAGACTCCTCAACGCGCTTTATTTCCATCCCCCCTCCCTTCGTGGTTGAAGGTGTAATATTCAGCAAAAAATATATTACTTGATATTTTCTGCGTTTTCAGGAGTTTGGTTGTTTTTCTCTAAATTATTTCCCTGTCAAATACTAACTTTTTACCAATCGAAACAGCCTGAGTATTGAGTTCGTCGTAACCATACCCATGCTCTCTCGTATATTGAACTCTGTAGTTCACCCAGCCGTCAACAGCCGACCAGAACTTCTTATCCGTCACCCGCTCCAGTTCTTTCAATTCGTCATCAGCCAAAAGAAAAGAAAGAACACCGAGAGGCATATACACAACCATGTCATACCCCTCATCTTTACCAACTGCATATTCCTTCAGAAGATCCTGAAAAGACTGAACAATCTTCTTAACAGCTGGACCAGTGTAGTAGTCAATACTACCATTAGCATTCCTGATTCTAGGACAATAATCATCGACTGTCGTAATAGTCCCAAATGTTCGACAAATCATCGGTCTATAGCCATAGATGGTACAACCGCCCTTCCAAAAAGCACACTTCTTTTCAGTCTCACCACCAATCTGCCAAGTCTCATCAAACATTGCTTCCTTAAGAGACTTAACGACATCATCCATCCACTCATCAGCAAACTCACGACCTTTATCTTCTAAGTAAAGATAATATTGCTGGCGGAGATGAAACGCAATACTTGCACACTCACCCATGTGAATAGTCAACCCAATACTACAGCACTTGCCTGAACCAAGACACTTATACTCCGTCTCATTCTGCTGAGCCTCAAGCATACGCACCTGATTATAGATCATATCCAACTTTGCAAAAGTTGTAATATCCTTACCAGTTACAGATCTTCTCACCGACCTCGACCTTTCTTCTTCATCTGATTCATCTTTCTCATTTCACGACGCTTGCGCTCAACCTGCTCCTGCATAGGAGACTTAGGACGACGCATACTTGTATTAGCCAACGACCGACCTTTGCCCCGATACTTTAAAAGATCGTACTTAGAAACCCAGTTGTAAACAGCCTGAGGAGTGACCTCAATATTATACGAATCTTTCAATTTTTGGCAGATATCAGTCAGATTCATACGACGCTTTACATACATGTCGTACAACCACTGCTTATCCTTGTAAGGTTCCATAGCCATGTTCAATATAATACCATAACGCAATACCGAGTGCGTCGTTTATATCCTCGTCTTCGGTGCTGAACTCGATATGTTTTTCAACAATACGCTTTACACGATCCTTGCGCTCCTGAGTCAGTCTCTTCTGAATACCTTTCGACCCGAACTCAGCCTCAATAGCCTTCTTATCATCCTTCGATACATTTTTGTATCCAATCCGATTCTTCCAGATAAGAGGATTGATATCACACACAGTATAACAATACTCATCCAACACACCCCAAGAATAACCAATAATATAAGAGATTATGCGACTAGACTGAAAGTTCTGAATATAAACAGACTGTTCAATTGTGCCATCTTGGAACTGGTACTTCTCCCAAATATCCTTAATCCCTTTTCTAATTACACGAAACTTATTGTAAATCTCTTTACTTTCTTTAAAGTCAATTTTGCCAGTAGCAACTACCTGAAAAGAATTAGTGTCTAAGTCAATAACACACCAAGCCAGAGAGTGTGAAGAAGGATCTATTGCTAGTAATCTAGTAGACTTTATGGAACTGACGATGTTAGCTAAATTCATCCCTTAACTTTTCCTCGTCCCAGCCCCAACTGGCTAATCTTTTTATGTACCTTTCTCGTTTACATCTTTCACAAATATCTTCTTTGTTGTACCTAGAAAGAACCGTTGTGCATTTTTTAGTTTCGCAAACACGCTTTGTGTTTTTCTTTTCTTTCTTTTTGTAGTAATTATCAAGGAGTTTTTTGTTAGTAACAATTCGTCGGCAATCTGCGGAACAAAAGATCGCATTATACGTTTTCGGTACAAAGATTTTCTTACACGCTTTATTTTTGCACGGAATAGGGTCAAAATGGCTCGTATTCCTGTTCATCGTCAACATCATTCTCCGCCCAGCACATTGGTGCTAAGTCACATCTAGCACAGTGCTTTGAAGTACTTTTATAGGGTCGTTTAGGTTTCTGCTTGTCCTCAACAGCCTTATATATCTTACGATACTTCTTAAATAGTTTATCAAGAAAAACGTCGTCTCGCTCTATATAAATAGGTAAAATTTGCTGATTATTTTTATTCTCATAAATAACAAAACCGCTATCTAAACCCAAACAATGCATATATAGATTAGCCTGCCTGACATGATCGTCAGAAGGCTTGTGTGAAAGCTGCCTATACTGGAAACCTTCAGTGGAGATTGACTTTAACTCAATAAGCTTATGCCCATCTAAATCAATTATACCATCAGCAGTCCCCTGAATTGGTGGATCATCATTGCTGACAGGCAACTCTTCTTCAACAAGAATCCCCATTTCTCTAAAGTAAGAGTACAAACGATCATGAACAGCATGACCATTATCAAAGATTCGATAAGTCTGAGCCGAGAAAGTGGGTGTATATGTAACACCTTCAAACATATAATACCAATACCTAGCGCACTGATTGGTAGAACTAGGTCTAAAGTAATCAACCTTCTTGTGAATAGGCTCATTCCGCTTACCAATATGTATGTCTACTGCTTCACACAGCATACCTTCCAACTGCGAACCGCTCATCGGCTCACTCTCAACAACCGCCTTCTTTTCTTGCGGCTCCGACTTAAGGGCTTTTAATGACTTCATTGTGATCCATTCCGTGCTGAGAGTTTAAGGACATTGATGTTTTCACCAAGAGCCTCATACATTGTCTTCCATATATCATTAACAAACTTATCTTCATTGTCCATCAACTGCGACTTGCGTTTGAACATCTGAGATTTTACAATCATCATAGTTCGGTAACTAGCGAGTTGATTAGCATATCTAATCGCTTGGCCACCAACATAATGGTCAGGGCGCTGAATAATATCCTGTACAATTTTCATGCACTCAATAAATTCGTCAGCATGGTCACCCATCATATCTTTGATGGTGTCTATATCGATATAAAAATTACTCAATTACTTTCCTGTCTAGGATTATGGAAAACAAATCTGTTTTCCTTAACGACGGTGGATGGAATAAATGCCATGTTAGCACAGCCCACCCAAAGAATGTCGGCAAAGATGTGCTTTTCCTGAACAAGCCATTCTTAAACGCCTTTGACATTGTTTGATGTTTACTTGATAAAGCCCAATAATCATAGGCGACAACCACCAAAGCAGTCATAACCCAACCTAATATCCCGTGCTTCTCAATCTTCCTCATAATCATTACGATGCTCTGTGAGGATATCTTCTGCCCTTTGTAGGAAACCAAAGATAAGCTCTTCTACTGGAATATCTTCATAATATTCCATACCGCTAAGAACTCCGACTACATAATGGAATGCAGTTGAATATAATTCCTCATTCGTAATCTGAGTCACGTATTAGCTCCTTAAACACTTCCCAGTCAATTATAGCAACTTTTGTGTCAGAATCTTCGCCCAATACAACAGAAATACAAGGATATCTATATTGCTCTCTCCAAGCATCTTTGCGATGCTTTATCCACGCAGAACGACTAAGAGTGAAAGAACTGCCATTGTGCTTATAGTCAAGAAGGAAACGATGAAAAGTAGCATCTCCCTTTCTAAAACCTCTGCCAGAGTTTTTAACCGGCCTCGCTTTGTCACGCTTCGCCTCCTGTCCCTCATCCCTTTTCAACTAACCAACTCCTTGTAAATTTCCTCAACCTGCTCATTAGTCAACTCAATATTACTTGTGCCATTCCACTTCTGTTCACCATATGAGTACCAAGCACCACGACGCTGGATAATGTCATTTTCAACAGCCATCTCAATCAATTCACGATCAACATCAATACGCCCTTCTTGAGGGAGAACATAGTAGTAGCCCTGCGTACCAATCGTAGGCAACTGCTTCGTCTTCTCAATAGTCCATGTTGCACGCTGACTCATAATCTTGTTGGTGCGATCTTCACGCTCCATCTCTTTCTGGGACATTGACAAGAACAGCTTAATAATATTGTGCATGTTGTGATGCACCGTATTACCCATCTTTGCCTTCATCACAGCATACATCCCACTAAGATCAACTGTCTGGTGTGCAACAAACAGCATGATGTTGCGCTCCTTATGCAAATGGTTAACAAGTTTCTGCAAGAAGTAGCCTTGCGAACGAGCCTGCAAACCCATTGCCTTGCCACCGTCAGGCTTGTCGTAAAACTCCTCCTTAACGATGTTAGACAAACTGTCGAACAAGAAGATGTGTTTCTCATCAGGGTGATTCAGATACCCAATCAGGTGCCTAAGAATATCTTCAACAACAGTAGACTGGATAAGAACAACATCATCAACATCAATGCCGCACTTTGCCGCATACTCTTCTGAGTACGAATACTCAGAGTCAACAATGATCGGCCTATAACCCATCTTTTGCGCTTCAGCAAGAATACGGAAACACATCGTTGTCTTACCAACCGAAGGAGTACCCCAGAACAAGTGGGTAGCACCAGTGTACAAACCACCACCAAGTGCTCTATTCAGACCGATACTTGGTGTTGGAATAATATCGTGAGTGGGGACGGTATCCCCTTTTCTTTTATCAATAAATAACATGTATTCTCCTTAAAAATTTGGTGTAGCAATCCAGTTTTCTGACCACACATTTCTGCATGTATAGTTATATGACTCCAGCAACTCTGTCGCTGTGCGAGTTGCACGATCAGAATTTTTATGATTCACCTCATAAGAAATCACTGGTCTACATCTCTGTATCGTAAGTTTAGCACCTTCAATAACATGAGGTTCGTATCCTTCAACATCAATTTTTATAAAATCACAGCATGGCATTTTCAACTCATCAATCTTTACCATCTGAACGCTTTCTCCACCGGAACCGATTTGCACGCCACCAAGATTAAATAACTGCTCACCACCATAGGCAAGCTGCTTCATAGAGTTCGCACCATCTGTTGAGTAGTTGTTCATCTCAACCTTGCCGGTATAATCTCCAACAGCATTGTTATAAACATAAACTTCATCTAGAGCATTATCTTGAATATTTTTTACAAGAAGATTATAGATTTGCCTTTGAGGTTCAAAAGAATAAATCTGAGATTTAGGATTTATTCTCTTATACAAAATAGTGTGAGATCCACAATGTGCACCAATATCAAGAATTATTTTTGACTCCGTAATGTATTCTTTAAGATAAGAAAGAACATAATGTTGCTCAAAGAACAAATTTTCATCACGTTGTTTCAACATCTCCTCATCATTATTAAAGTAACTTATTACCCCATATTCATTCTTGATAGTAAAATACATATCATTACCCCTCCTGCTTAACTAAATTTTTTCTTTGAATATAATTTTCAACTGTTATCAACGAGTTTTCGTTATCAAGAGTAAAAGAGTCAAGACGAGCCGCAACCTCTAAGTCCTTAACATCTTTAAGCTTAGCAGCGTGCCAGCCAGACTTGCCTAACAAATGTCGCATCTTGCCATACAGAAATGGAAACACAACAACTTTGATAATCTTCTTACCATCCCAAGCGTAAAAATTACACATGTCTTTACCCTTGCCAGTGACAAAAGTTCTCGTACTAAAAATATAAAGTAAACTACGCTCATCAGAAGAATCACCCAAACCAGTTTCATACAACCAATTATATTCGTGACCCATCCCCTGCTTCCTAATATTAGTTAAGTCATACAGATCAGTGCCAGCGTACTCGTAAGCATCACAAAACATGTGCAATGTTCGGTCACCAATCAAAAAGTACATAAAGTCACGATTAGCAATCTCAGCATTACGATCACAGAATACGCTGACAGACGACGTTTGATCCTCAATTTCAACACGGAGATACTTCGGTGTTTTCTTCGTAGAGCGAACCACACCCTTAATCATCCGCAACTCTGAGTAGATTTCATGGAAGCCCTCAATGGGTTCCACAAGCTCGTCCATCTCGTTATCGCTATCAGCAAGACCAGCCGCAAAACCTAAAATCGGAAGGTAGTAACGCTCATGATCATACCCAGAATTGTGACCTAAAGAAACGAATGCACCAACCTTCTCCAAACTCTCCCTAAGCGGAGCCTTCACATGGCGCTTAGAACACTTGTTCATAAACTCGTCATACGAATTGTAAGGACGATGCTTAGTAATCTCATCAATCGCACTATTACCACAGCCAGCAACATTCCTCAAACCAAAACGAATACCCTCAGAGTCAATAGTAAAATACTCATCTGACGTATTTACATCAGGAGCAAGAATCTTAATACCCAGACGAGTAGCCTCCATCAGATAAGCGGTAATCTTACCCTTCTCTGATTCATTGTACAGCATCGACCACACAAACTCTTTAGGGTAATTAATCTTTAACCACATAGTCTGGTACGACAACATCGAATATGCAACAGCGTGCGACTTGTTAAACATATACAAAGCCGCAAGTTCAAAGTCAGCCCAAATCTTTTCAGACTGCTTACGAGTCAAATACTCGTTACTACAAAACTTTTCCCTGTACTCATCAAACCCAGCCGCATCACGCTTCTTACCAATAATCTTACGAAGCTTGTCAGCCTCAGACCAAGTGAAACCAGCAAGCAACACAGCCATCTGCATCAACTGCTCCTGAAAGATAACAGTACCATATGTCTCTTCCAAAATAGGCTTAACAATCTCATGAGGATACTTAGCAGAAGCCTCACCCTTCTTACAATCAATATAGGTCTGCCCCTGAGACAACAACGCACCCGGACGAACCAAAGCGTTCGACACAACAAGATCATTAAAATCATCAATACCCATACGATCAATCAAATTACGATAAGCCGCCGCATCAGCCTGAAACACACCGACCGTATTACCATCATTAAAGTTCTGGAAAACAGCAGGATCATCCAAACTCAAAGACTGCTCCGTCACATCAACGCCATGCAACTCCTTAACCTTAGCAATACAATCCTTAATAACCGAAACAGTTTTCAAACCAAGAATATCAACCTTGATCAAACCAACCGCCTCAGCGTCCTCCATGTCAAAAGAAGTGACAGCAGCCCTGCCATCGCCAGAAGTGCCTTTACGAGTCTCTACGGGGCAAATATCGGTCAATGGGACTGAAGAAACAACCATACCAGCCGCATGGATACCAGTATTACGAATCCTGCCCTCAAGCTTTTGAGCAATAGGCAACACATCAGGATACTTCTTAATAAATGTCTTACCCTTATCTGTAGACTGCAACTCGTCTAACGTCTCAAAAAACGGAGTCACACTGTTGGTCTCATCAAAAGGAACCTGAAACACACGGGCAACATCTTTAATTACAGACTTAGGCTTGAACACACCATAAGTAGCAATAGCAGCAACATTCTCCGCACCCCAACGGTCAGCAAGGTACTGCTTCACTTCTTCACGCTTCTTGTCCTCAAAGTCCAAATCAATATCAGGATAATCATTACGATCAGGATTCAAGAAACGAGCAAACAGCAACCCATACTGAATAGGGTCAACCTTTGAAATATCAAGCAAATACGCAATCAACGACCCACCCACAGAACCACGACCAGTCCCACGACCAACATCATTGCGGTCACACCACTTAACCAAATCCCAAGTCATCAAAAAATAATCTGAAAAACCAAGCTTAGAGATAACAGCAAGTTCGTCATCAAGACGACTGCGATACTCATCAGTATCAATCGACTTATCCGACAACGCCGTCAAACACAACTCACGCAAATAATCATCTGAATCCAAAGCCTTCATATATTTAGGCAACAAGTTCTTACGCTTCTCAATACGAGCAGAACACTTCTCAGCAACCTCAATCGTATTCTCAAGATACGAAGGCTCATCATAACCCTTCTCAGCAAACCACGACAACACCTCATCAGCAGGCGCAACATAAGGATTAATCTCATCAAACCGCAAAAAACGATCAGGATACATCCGATTCATCTTGTCAGTAACATTACCCCCACCAGCAAGATTCTCCTTAGCATGACGAACCTGACCAGCATTCAACGACGGATACTGCGACACCATAAGAAGAACCTCTTCATCATGAGCATCATGAGCCGAAGGAAAATGACAATCAGCAGTAGCAACAACCTTCTTATTAAACGACGAAGCTAAATCAATCAAACTATCATTCAACGACTGAGGATTCCAAGCCTGAACCTCATAATAAAAATCGTCACCAAAAATCTTGATAAACCGCTCAGACAAACGCTCAGCCTCAGCATGATCATCACGCTCAATAGCCTTAGAAATTGCACCACCCATACAGCCAGACAAAGCAATCACATCATCATCAACAAGATCTTCCAACAACTCAAAATCCATACGAGGCTTGTAATAAAAATTATCTTTCCATCCCACACGATTAGCCTCAAACAACTTCTGCAAACCAGCATTATTCTTAGCTAACAAAATAAGATGATAACGCTCATGCTTCGAATCAGAATCCGTTTCAATAGACGGCACAAAATATGCCTCAATACCAAACAAAGGACGCACATTGGCTTTATCGCACGCATCCTGAAACTTCAACACACCACCCATAGTGCCATGATCCGTAATAGCCGCCGCAAACTGACCATTAGACGAAGCAATGTTGGCAATATCCTGCGGAGTAGACATACCATCCAACAACGAATACTCGCTATGGCAATGCAAATGAACAAAATCAGTCATGGTCACCCAACCTAAACTCACAATCCGAACACAACGGACCAACTTTTACATCTTGACTATTCTTAGCACGGGCACGATGATGATTCTGAGCATAACTACCCCACCCCCACTGCTTCTGATAATCAGGAATCTTATCATTCTTAGCGACCTCATGCTCCAACTGATGAATCAATTCAGCCATCTCAGGGAAGAAAAATTTCAACTGCTCAAACTCACCCTTCGAAGCAAACGCCCCACACAAACACTCACCACTCATATGAATCAACTCAGAAACAGGATTCACAGGAAAATCATCAAACCTAGCTTTATACGTCGCAATATCAGGCTTAGTCCAATTAGCAACAGGCGAACACCACACCTGAGCACCATCACGACTCAAATACGGAACAGACGCACGACGATGAGACTCCGTTCTACGCCTACCAGACAAAAACACAACCAACTCACGACGAGGAAATTCCAACAACTTCCTACGCACAGCATCAACAGCACGCTCCTTCAACCTCTGATACATAATATAATGCAACGAAGGCCCCGGAAAACCCAACTCAACAACCAAATCACGATAAGGCACAGGCGCAGACTCAACCATCAAAGGAACACCAAACAACGCACAAGTCTCATCCACAAATTGGCGAGTCTCCCTAATACCAATAGTTGTATCAATATGAACAGCAACATCAGCAGCGTCCCTAAACAAGTGCAACAAAAACGTCGAATCATTACCACCAGAAAACAACACAGCAGTAGACTTCAGCGAACGATTACGATCCGTCACATACTCACGAACAGCATAATCATAAATATCAAACGCCTGCACAATCAAATCATCAACACGACGCTCACGCTCAACAACAGACAACCCATACACATCATCTTCAGACAAAAACAAATCCGAAAACAACACATCAAAATCAGACACAAAACCTCAATTCACAGACAACAACGCAACAGCAGACCAAGCAACACCCAGCCTCCAATCAAAAACAAACACACAATAGCTAGCCCACAAACCAACCGCAACAGTACCAAAATCACGCATCAACAACCACCTCCAACAAAGAACCAACACAAGGCAAATCCTCCCAAAACTCCGAATTATACCAAGCACGCATCAACAACGCATCAATCCCAGCATCACGCAACGCAACAACCTCATAAGGATTATCCTCAACCATCACATCAGCACCCAACCTCTTCACCATCTCAGACTTATCGCCCATCTCAGCAAAAAACAAATCAGAATACTGAAAACCCCACATATCCAACCACGGCCTAGCCCAACGAATAGCCGCATCAGAATACCGAGCAGTCACAAAAAACACATCATGACCAGAACCCCACCAATCATTAACCGCATACCACGAATCAACAAACGGCTTCAAATTCCTCCAAAACACCCGAGAACCAAAAATCTCCCGAGTCAAATCATCCTCATACGGAGAAATAACCCAATCAGCATAATCAAAATCCGACATGCCACGAACATCTAGTTCTTTATTGATCGAGCCAACAAGGTCTGCAACGACCCCATCAAGATCCAAACAAATGGTCTTACCCACAAGACAACCTTTCCGTTAGGCGTGGGGGGATTGCTCCCCCCACAAAGCCCAACAATCGCACCGTCGAAATCACCAACCGTCGCTGTTTAGTTCGCCAGTAGTGAGGAACATTTTCTGCTTATCGTATCCCAACACCATATAAACATTGTCCAACTGGTGCATAGTAAGTCCAGCAATAGACTCATCAGCCTCGCTAGGACCAAGAGGAATCAGACTGTAATTAGTGTCTTGAGCACCTGAACCTGTACGGCTGTACTTAAATGTCTGATCCATAATCGAACCAAACTCCTTAGCGTACTCCATGAGCATCATACCAATGTGACGCTGGTTGAAAGTGGTATCAAGGATGCGAGGTTCCCATGCACCATCAATTTCAACCGCAATGTTAATCAACAGGTGAGGCTTGGGCTTCCAGCGACCATCCTGAGCGATCTGCTCAGTAGCCCAACAGCGGTAGCCATGCTCCGCCATTGAAGCAGTCGAAGCGCAACGCCACTTCCAGTTAATTGGTGAAGTTACAACAGGAACAATAATTCCCGTACCAACTTCTTCTTCGTAATTCTTTGAATCCTCAGTTAGCTCCTGACGAAAGCGAATCTTATATGTATCGCCCGACTGTAGGTTGAAGTACTTTTTACCCCCACCTGAGCCGCCAGATTTTTGAGGAATACTGTTTTCAATATCCTTAAGTGTTTTAATGCTTGTAAATGACATGTGTTTAATCTCCTATATTAATTTGCTTGCTTGTTATGGCTTGCTTGATTTGTATGTCTGTCATGTCGCCGGGATCTTTTAGACCGTCTGGAATCTCAACGGTGTAAATCTCTTTGCCACGACACTCATCAATTATAGCACGCCTCATCTCCGCACCAGCGTCGTCTCTGTCAGAAAAGACAGCGATACTGTCAAAATATCTTTTAATCATCTTGACCTGATTTGGAGATATCTTTGCACCAAGCGTAGCCACAACATTCTTGAAGCCAGCCTGAGCAACTTTAATAGCATCCAAGCTACCTTCACAGATGATAACACTATCATACTGTTTAGCATTTTGGATGTTAAATAAAACATCTGCCCGCTTAAAACCTTTATTATACAGATATCGTGGTTCTTGCCAGTCATGCACAGCACGACCAATTAAACCAACAATCTTGTATTGTGGGTCACGAACAGGAATAACAACACGATCCTTAACCCTTGAATAACCTATTTCAAAATATTCAAGTATATCTAGATCATACCCCCTATCCACTAAAGTCTGTAAGTTATTCACCTCATCACTGTCGTAGTCAACTTCAATTGTATCAGTCGATAACTCTTCAGTACCATCTTTGATAACTAGAGCAAGATCAAGTTCACGTTGCAGATTAACAGGGTCAAGCATCCATTCACGACCGTATGTTTTACCAGTCATGTGTTTATACAACTGTCTAAAGTTGCCCTTCTTGCCACATGAAGGATTAAAACACTGCCACAATCCTGTCTTTGTGTTTATATAACACGCAGGACTGTGAGTGTTGTCATGAAATGGGCAATAGATCGCAACCTCAGTGCCTGACTGAGTATGAACCTCTACGCCTTGACCATCAAGCAGATCCATAACTGCTTTTTGAATATTACCTGTGGAAATGAAGCTTGAATTCAAATGTCTCTGTCTCTTTGTCGTAATCAGTAATTAACGAAGTAAATTTAAACTTACCTTGTGTCTTTCTGACTTCATCTTCCATCCATGAACGCAATCTAATAACTGTTTCAATATCAACAGCCGTCCCTTTCAATGTGTGAAAGATTTTTTCAGTCGTCACCCTACGTCCCACTCTTCTGCCCACTTTCCTGTTTCTAAATCCCACCTTAAATAGAACCCAAAGTGTGTCGCTCTGCGCACCTTCCTAGACACCACTTGGAAAAGATCAGAGTTAAACTCACGGTGAATAGCAAGAACCAAGTCAGCATCATATGCCAACTGTTTTGACCAAGCAACTTCTTCAAGCTCAGGTGGCCTATCCCCATGACCTTCCGCCATAGTCACTGCTGCTACGTCAATAATAGGCACATTGTTCTTAACAGCAATTCTTTTGAAAGCCTTCGATAGATTCTTAGCCTTCTCGGTCTCATTCTTAGCACCAGTGGCATCATCAAACAAACCATGATAGTCAAGAATAACCATGTCGGGCTGATACTGATCAATCTTAGCCTGAACCATGTTTTGGTCGGCAGTCTCCAAGCCTTCTGAAGTAATCAAATAAATTGGTTGCTTACCCTCAAAGGTGGACTCAGCCCAAGATTCATAACCGTCAACAATAGCAGGATTTGCTTTAATTAAATCAGTGTTAGTAAAATGCCCCTCGCCATTGTTAAGCAATGTATCTAATCTTTGACCCTCTTGCTTCTTATTCATCTCAAGAGAAATAATCATTGGTCGATAACCAGCACGCCACGCATTAGCCGCAAACAAACGTGCAATAAATGACTTACCAACACCAGTCCAGCCCAGTAATACAACAAAGTCGCCAGCCTGCCAGCCACCAAACGTCTTATCAATGACATCAATACCGCTAGGAATACCAACAGTATGTTTATCAGGGTTTTCTGACCTCTCTTTAAGATCATCATATCTGTCACGCCATTCAGATACAAGGTCAGTGTCTTTGAGTGAACTAGAGTATTTGTAAAGCTTACTGGTTTGTTCCATAAGATACGATAACGCATCTTTTGGTCCAACGTCACCAATCAAAGAGTGAGCCTTAGCAACAATCTGCCTTGTCTGAAAAGCAAGAGACTCCCTCTTAGCTTCATCTACATAGTAAGCAAGAGGTTCAGGTGTGTTAAAAAATTCAAAGTCTGAAAAGTGAGACTTTACTGTGTCTTTCGACGGCACTTTGCTGTGATCATCGTAGTGCGATACAAGAAAGTTCCAAACATCTCTATATTCAATAAAGACATTCTCAACACCACTATTGACTGCTTCTACATAATCATTAGATTCAATAATCGAATTAAGTAATTTAATTTCGTAATTCAAGAGTTTTCCATTCTCTTACGAGTTTCGGCTACAATGTCTTGAAAGCGAGACTTAGCCTCGTTTTCATACTTGACCTTCTCAACCATATCCCTTGACTCCACTGCGAATTCAAATACAAGGAATGGCCCCGGCCTGTTGTCAATATACCACTTCACCGCCTTCTGTAAGAGTTCCCCGTCATAATGCTTAGCAAGACTATCAGCTACCTGATCCTGCCGAGGGGAATCTGGAATAAATAATTTAGATGATTTCTCTGAATAGGACTTGAATAAGTCTATCAGATTTTCTCCAGTTAGTTTCATCGTCTTCCTCTACTGGCTCCCATGTTCTAATCATGTACTCTATTTCGGAATAGCCTGCGTTAACACCCACAAATGCTTCTCTCTCATAAATTGCGGAATACAAGCACTCTTTACGAACAGTACACCTTCTACACCCATCTTTAGCGTAGTTTATCTCGTCAATATTTGACGACAACCACTTATGTGGAGATTTGTCTTGTGAACAGACTGCATAGTCTCTCCAATCACTTTTCATTCTCGCTATCTAGCTCCCGAAGCTTAGCCTCAATCTGTTCGTCAACTGCTTTCCACAGATCAGCCCAAGCCTGTTCGTCATCTTCAGATGATGCCTTAACTCTAGCACCAGCATCTAGACGAAGTGATTCATAATTTCCAAGGTTTTTAGTAATTCCAAGCGATGCCCAGATTTCAACATTAGATTCTTGCATTTTGTATGCTCCTTGCTGTCATTTTTACTTTTTGGTTTAGATTTTGAATCCGATTATCAACGGATTCGATAGACTCTACTCTTTTTACGGGGCGACCGGGGGTTCTATTTGAAAAAAAATCGACAATCTCATAGACATCTGGATGGGAGTAGAATCGCCAGTTCTTATACGATGGGTACTCTTCACCGACAGCGACTGGTTTTGGGATAAGACCCGACCTTTCGTACTTCCTAATTGTATCAGGTCTACGCTCAACAATTTTTGCCACTTCACCAATAGTATAAACTCTAGAAAGCAATAAATCAGAGCCAGCCAGCGGCACAACAACTTCAGAAGAATCTTTCATACTGCTCAACACAACTTTACCATTTTTCTTTTGAACTCGTTTTACTTTGTGTAAAGAGCCAGCGTACATGTAAATTTTATTAGTAATTACCTTATCACTTATCAATTTTCTTCCTCATTGCAGACTCAAGTTTAGAAATTAGTTCCCTTAGCTCCGACACAGGAATATCTTTTGCGTGACCGCAAGCAATACAAACAACATCCACATACCAAGTGTCGAAAATCGGATAAGGCTCATCAATATACTTAGCCCCTCCGCAACGAGTGCATTTAAGTGGAATGTTTGTTTTAATATCCATATGAATATTTTACCACGCAGTTCAGAGCAGAGGGGCTAGGTACATCAATTTTTAATTAAATCAGGCACCGGCGTTCTTACCGAAGGCGTTGTCGCCCGGGTTCAAGAATCGCATTGCGACAGGAATCAAAGCAGCCCAAAGCGAGTTGAGAGCCATCTTCCAGTCACTTGTAGCAGTATACGTTGCAAGTGCTGCACCGATAACGCTACGGCCATATGAAGCAATCATTTTCTTATTTGCCTCTGACAATTTAATCATTTATTTTCCTCCTTAGTCAAGCCAGCAGTTATATTCTGCTGTGACTATACCCTTATCAGGGTGAACAAACATCAAGGGCTGTGAAGGTCTTCCAATAGCAGCAAGGCTCTCCATAGCATAAGTGTTTGTAGATTCAGGACTGCCCGACACTCTAACCTGAATAGTATTAAACGTCATCTTAGTTGGAGTGTGCCAGTGACCAATGTAGACATCATCAAAGTCTTCCCCGAGAGCACCAACTTTCCATCCATACACCTTTTTTTGGAACGAATAGAATGAAGATAAACCATTGAATTGATCACCGTGACAAAGCAAACTTTTGTAATTACCGATTTCAGGGACAGCAAACCAGTGCTTTTCGCCCCTACCATCTGGTATATCAAAAGTAATACGTTTTTCCTTCTCAAACATCCATTGTACTACACGATACAGCATTCTGTCAGCATTCGTCTCTGGATCGTGATCTCGCCTAGCCCTACCACCAATAGAGCCATGATTGCCAATAACACCAGTAAAATGAACTTCATCAAAGTTCTCAAGCATCTTAGTTAAGAAGTTCTTAATAATTCTAGGCCCATCAACAGTGACCTGACGATACAAGCCACCATCAATTAAGAATGATTGACCGGGGAAGATAAGTTCTCCTTCAACAATATCTCCCAAAGCCCACACATGCAGCTTCTTAACAGGATGATCCGCACGCTGAATCTCTGTAAGGTCAATAATCTTTTGAGCATACTGCTCAATACGTTGTTCGCAAACCTCAGAGTTGTAATCAGGTGTAACCTTAGCAAGCTGCCAGTCAGCGATAACAGCAACCGCAACCTCTTCCGTCTTACCCTTACGCTTATCCTTAGGAGGAGCTTTTACTTTTGGTGCCTTAACGGTTGTGTCAAGTTCCAAAGTAGCACGATACACAGCATCAACAAGATCATCTTTCTTGTTCTTGACTTTATCGTACTCTTTCTGCAATTTAGAATAGGCAACACGCAATTCTGCATCAGAATCAAACGAGTCGCCAGATGTAATATCTACAGGCATATCTACCAATCCATTCTCTTTACGATATCTACAAATCCCAAGACTATCTAAAGTTTTGCGACAAGTAGAATGTGCATATTTCTGGTTAGACGAGTTAGGCGTAAACTCAATGTTACACCCCTTCGCTTCACATGATTTCATTAAAACTCCTAAGGTCTACAAGACAGTATACAAATGGTAGCAGAAATCTGAAGCAAATGTGTCTTTAGGAAAATTTTTCTCTCGGTGCTCTCAAAGTCCTATTTCTTTTCTTTAAGTGAGGCTTATGCTCCCTAGCCACCTCGCGCATCTTTGCTCTGTGAGCCTCATTGGGACGCTTACCTTCACGATGAATAGCGCTATGTTCTGGAACAGTGCAAAGAAATAGATTTTCAACCCGATTATCAACCTTTATCTCGTTAATGTGATGAATAGTTTCCCAAGGCTGGAGCATCCGGCCTAAATACTCTTCCATCACAGCCCTATGCTCATAGATGTAGCCACGAATATTTTTAGGATGCTCAGGTCTTAAAACTTTAACATAACCTTTATCATCAATATACTTGCCGCCTTGAAAGCTAGGGCTGTCACTTCCAGATAAATGACCGGCTTTCCACTCAATGTCATTACGCTGAGAAGCGAGACTCACTGTTAAGAAGTCCCTCCAATGTCTTCAGCATAGAACTCCACAGGAGATGTAGACGAAGCCATCACTGTATAATCGGGAACGTTGGTCATATTGCTATTAGCAGTTCTCTGAACAGCACAGAAATAGCTTCTATTAGTCCAACCAGAAGAACTTGTGTCTAGCACAATAGAATACATGCCAGCACCAAAGTAAACATCATTACCACTACTTCTTACACTTACAGTTGTAGTCGAAGCATCAGAGCTAACATCGTAAAAAGCATAAATGTGAGGATTCAAATAATGTTTTGAAACTAATGTTGGTGAAGGATCAGTATCCAAACCATAATAAATCAACAACTCATACTTCGTATCTTCTGCACCCCTGCTAGCAATTTTTATACCAGGAAAGTCCAAGATCAATCGAACATATCTATTAGCATCAGCGCTAAGACGATTATCAGACCCGCTAGGGGTGTCATCCCTTAAACTAGCAAGCGTGTTCCTTGTAACACTTGTACTGTCGCTAGTACCGTATGTGATAGGTGAACTAGCCTTAGTGTATTTAATAATACCCTGTGGGCGGTCATCAGTAGCAAGTTTAACTTGCTCAATATTTGTGGACATCTGAGCCAGACGAGTACCAGTAATAGGTGTGCCGCTTGCCCAAGAAATAAACTTATAGTTTTCGTAAGCCATACTATCTACTATTATACACTAGGAACTATTCAGAAGCCGCTTTTTTATCAACCTTATGAAAAGCAGCATTTATCTCATCTTCATCTAAAACACCGTCATCCATGTAGGCTCTAGCCAGCGCCTCAACCACCGTAGCCATACCACCGATACCGGCCATTAAAGCCGCCTTCCACAACTCAATGCCAGCAATAGCGCCAGCACCAATAACACTCAAAGCAGACGCAGCAAAAACAGCAATTATACGAGTAATAATTGACTTAAACTTTTTCATATAACTATTTTATATGATAAAAGTTTATTTAGAATATTAAGTATGAACAGAGAATCCAGCAAACCAGTAGCACGCCTGAGTGTCACTGGCGACGGTATCATTCAAGCCTTCATAGAGCGTCACTGTAAAGGTTGAAGAGTTTTTAGATGTAACCACATACTGCACGTTCCAGTCAGGCGTGCTACTTGAGTGCTGGGCGGGAGTCACTACAACAAAATCAGGCTCTGCATTTAAGCCGTGACTAATCGTAACCTGACCAATAGAATTTGTGTTAGTATTGTTATATCCACCATTAATGTTTCCTGCCCGTATACTACCATCACTACCCTTTAGCTCAGCAGTCATGCTACCAGATGAGTTATAAGCTTGAAATGTTCTACCAGCCAGAACTCCAGTTGAACCAACTAAGTTAATCATTAAAGTTCCTGCTGAATCGTACAAAAGAACATTTCCAGCACTACTACTCATAGCCATTGAAGCTTTAGTGGAACCGTTCTTGTAAATAACAACTGCGGCATCATCCGTATTACCAGTGGTGTTGCCTATTAAAATTTTAGGCTTATCACCAGAACTTGTTTTTTCTATATAAAGATACTCACCAACAATAGATGTTTTATATGTCTGACCAGAATGAGGCCCGCTATTGGGAGAAGAGTCAATAACAATATCACCATATGAATAAAGATTTAACTTACCACGACCGCTATTTTCACCACCTGCAACAAAATCTTGAGAAGTAATAGAATTTGATGAAATATCAAAACCCGATGTACTACTACCAAGATAACCAGCATCAGCATTAATAGTTCCGGTAATAGTTGCGCTTGATGCAACAATATCCCCATCTCTAGAGACCCTAAAAGGCGCACCACTATACACAGGACTACCCAACCACATATCGCCAGCACTATTGACATGAAAAGACGACGAGTCTATGCCACCAATATCAATAGTACCGCCACTAATCGCACCAGCAAAACCAGCGTTACCGCTTGAATCAATAAAAAACTCTTTAGAAATTATTGATCCGTCAGATAAGTTTAAAAATGTTCCAGCCGTACTAAAATTACCACTTGTGTAACTATAGTTGGTTGACTTAATAGCATCAGTTCTCAAAAGATCAGTGCTAATAGAACCAGCAACAATATTGTTAGCATTAATAACATTATCACCCAAAGTGACACCAGCAGCCCCAAAAGCATCATTAATAATGATATTCTTTACATAATTTCTAAACTGCTCAATATGAGAGTTTTGTTTAGAAGTTCTATCGTTTGTACTGTAGATGGTATTTAATGTAAAATCCCACAAACTATATTTGTTGACATCAATCAAACTAGAATTAGCACCGTCATGATTGTGACCACCTGACGATGAATAAACAACAGCATTCTCAGAGATAGCACCAGACCTAGAAGAAACCGTCCGTCTGCTCGCACCCGGCCTGTATCTTGGCATTACACTACCTTCCTCAACATCAATGTTTGACTAGGAGAATCGCCATAAGAAACATTCTTAGAAACAATCCAATAGTCACCATTAATTATATCAAAAGCATCAAGCTCTGTAATCCTGACACGATCACCGACAACTGCTTTTGGTGTTAAAAGAGTATTCACATTAATAATTGGAACAGGCGTACTCATCTTAGAGATAATAAAATCAGCAATCTTTTGTCCGTGATCAAAGTCAGTAATAAAGGTATTTTCAATCACAACCTCCTTAATTCCATACAGACGAATATTTTCACTCAAGTCCGCACTCTGTTCTTTAATCTGAGAACTTTGCTCAGTCAACAACACAGGAGTACCAGACACAGCAGTAAACGCAACTTTTTCTGTCAGAGGATCGGTTCCTTCAGCAAAAACAAATGTTCCCTTATCAACAGTTGCATTAGCAGAAATCGCTAGTTCAGCACCGTAATTTTCTGCATTCCAAACAAGAACATCAATTTCATCAGGTTCTTCAAACCTAATACCAGTGATAAATGGATCTCTGACATCGTAAGCAGGAGCTTTGTCATACTTAAGATCCCAGTATCGCACTTCTCTAACCGCAGAGTCTTGAGTGTGAGAAGCCGCCGTTGTTCCTAAGACACCCCTTTCTAGACCGCTGAACGCATTCTCAGACTTTGAAGAATACTTTATAATCTCGTCATCAATAGCAAGATAACCAACCTTATCAAAAGGTGGATCTTCTGTGCTAGATACAGTCATAGATGTAGCAGAATCTGTAATTGCAGACTCTAAATTTACAACCGCTAAAGTTGTAGGGTTATCTGCTCTCCACAAAGGCTGAACTCCTACAAGATTAGATGACAAGCCTGCGATCTTTACAACTACCTTGTTCGCTTGCAACTGAACATTGTAAGCAGCAGAAATAATATTTGTATCATCATTAATGCTTACTTGAGTGTTAGCATGACGATCAATGCTCGGCTCAAAGAAAGCATAAAAATGTTCATAATGAGCTTTGCCGATCTCATCAATATAAAAACGACCTAAATCTGCTAAAGTGATTTCTTCAATAATATCTTTAGCCGAAGCCTCATTGCCGTACAAGAACGGGTAAACCGTTAAAGGTTGCATAACCGCCTCTGTGTACCGATCAGAAATCTGTGCCGCAGACAAAGCCTTGCTGTAAATTAGGAATTGATCCAAGTAAAAATCTTTAAGACTTGTGGGTGCCACTTCGCCTGTGCCTATAAGATAGTAAGCATTTCTACCACCGAAACCAATATCAAGATTGTTCCAAGACGAAATAGTTCCGACAACAGTCAAAGTGTCTTGTAAATCACCATTTAAATAGTACTTAATATCTGTACCGTCATAAGTGACAATTATATGTGACCAAGCAGAAGTGCTCAACGTGCCAGAGACTGAAGTTGATTCAATACCTGATGATGTTTCAATCTTAAATCCGTGCTCACTTGAGTCCGCATAGAATTCAAACCCACCTGTCGGAGAAGCGCCATCGAAACTGCTAATGTAAGCGTAATCTCCCCCGAACCCGCTTGTCGTCGGCTTGATGTACAATTCGATTGACCACTCACCAGTATAATTTTCACTACTTGAGTTATTTAAATCCCAAGACAAATCATAAGGCAGACGCATGTAATCTGTGGAAGTAAAATGAACAGAATAGTTTTCAGTGTCAGAAACAAGACCGCCATCTTTACCGACAGAAATGTCACCAATATACACACCATTATTTCTAACTTTATTTCTATCAGTCGAACCAGCAGTATAAGGAGCGTCAACAGAACCAATACGGTCAATAGCAGTCATAGTGTAAACATTTTCAATAGGTACGATAGCAAGAGGATCGCTCCCTACGGCATACTGTAAGTAAATACTAAACTGATCAGATGCATTTGTTGGAGCAGAATAGAAGGACTCAATACGAATTTTGTAAGGCTTACCCGCAACCAAATTCACAGTTTCAGATTCAATCTCTTCATAAACACCCGGACCGACAGAATGGACACGATAACTATCCAAGATCAAAGTGTCTTCTAAATACAAACGAACACCACCATGAGCAATGTTAATAGCAAGAACCTGATCACCAGAGTCTGGTGCAATATAGTAGCCATCAAAGACCATATTGTAATAATCCTCTACTGTTTCACCGGCAGCATCGGTAAATGTGAAATCAATCAAATCTAATGCATAAGAACTATTGTCATTAATATCAACCGTATTTACAGTGAAGTCCGCAACAGTAAAAGCTTTGCTACCTAAAGCCTTTTCAAGTTGAGACAATTCCTTATCCAAAGCGTCAGCAATAATATCTTTAACTTTATTAAAGCGACCGTTAGGCATGGCGAAGAATCTTGCCCTCAAACCATTTGAAACAGGGATCTCTGTACCACTCCTATCAATTGCACGCTCAGAAAAATTCATGTGCAAAATAGCACCCTTAGCCAAAGCAGATCTGTCAAAAGTATTCAAAGACAAATAATCTGCCTGAGGATAGTTAGCTCTCATAAGCAAATTCTTTACAGCATCAGCAACAGTTGCTTTTTCTAAGAAGAAACCATTAGTAATAATCTTTTCGGAAGCAAATCTTGACCAATCAGAACTTGAACCACCAGAAGTCATAGCATCACTTTGAGCCTGCCAGTCATTTATGTAAGTCGGCGTGTAGGCAGGATATTCATAGGTTTCAAAAACTACCTTTGTGCCAGTAGCGTGGCTACGTGCAATTGAATTATTAAAACCTCGCTGAGAAATAGAAAGCGTGTAAGTGTCGGTCTTTGCAGAAACAAGCACGTACTCTCTTGTGTAGTTGTCAGGATCAATAATCATCACATATTCATCACCGGAACCCCCATCTGGAAGATCGTCCGTGTTATTAAGAGTTACAGTTGTTGCACTAGCGTTGATACCCGCACGCAACTCTTTTTCTACAAAAAGAGAGTCATACTTTTGAGTTTGCCACCCAATAGAAGATTGAATCTTCACATTTTTCTTCATGTAGGGGCCATAAGCTGAAGAACTGCTGAAGATGCTGTAATCCTTGCCAGTATTATCTAAACTCAAAGCAACAGATCCCGAACCAGAACCAGCAATCGGCAACTCAGTAACGTGCAAATCTCTAGTATTATCCATAGTCAAACTAATTACATCATCACTAATATCTGTCTGATAAATAGGATTAACTTCCTGAACTCTTCCATAATCCAATGGATTTCTAGTGGAGATAATTTCCACCTCAACGGTATCAATTGTAGAATGCCCCAAAGAAGAAGGCAGGTAATGATCAAAATAATATGAACCGCTAGGAATAGTGATCACCTCAGTATGCAAAGGATTAGGAACACCTGAATCAGAACTCCGAACAGTTAGTCTATAAGTGTGAACTTGACCGTAATATTCTGAAGTCGTTACTCTGACAATATTGCACTTTCTATCATCAAAAGTAAAGATTGCTGTTGGATTGTTAGTAAATTCGTAGCCACCATAAGTTGACTCAACAGTGTTTGTGGAAACAGAACCAGACCACCAACCAAACTCATAATCATCACTAAGGTCTGCGGGCATAGCGTGCCAAGTCCCATCAGCCTTAATCGTGTTTCCATCCACATCTTTAGCGTCTGCAACAGCCCAAGTAAACGACTGCCTCTCATAGCCATTCATAGCCTGCTCAGGAGCAAAGAAATACCCCAAATCACCCTGAGAGTTTGAACTATGCTGATTATTAGCATCGACTGAAATAGACAGCGTTGTGCAGTTCTTGCTAGTCAGCCAGTCAGCGATAACCTTGGGCTTAAGTCTCTGTGAAGCAGAAATGATCTTGGAATCAAAAGTGTTAGTGAGAGTATTACCATAAATGTCAGAGGTAATCATTTAGACTTCCTCCAATTCAATAGAACAATCCCACAAATACATATCATTACCGATATCTCTACGAATCAAATTTTCGCTGTAAGATTTCACCAATACATTATACTCTGTTTCTGTGTAAGGAGTAGTTCCGTCGCTATCGAAATCAAGAAGTTTCAAAGTGTGCACTTCAGGATCTGTAGCAATCTCATGCACTTTATCCCGACCAAATCGCTTATCAACAGTCTGATCTCTCAAACTAGGCAACATAGTCCAGTTAATAGAAAAAGTTTTTCGACCACTAGATGCTTTGTAATACCTACTCCTAGTAGATGCCCAGTTTCTATTTTCAACAAATGACTGAATAATGTTTGAATCAAAATTACGATTGTGCTCACTCAAAGGTTTGCCATCAATCGCTATCAAAGTCCTAATTGTTTCAACATCTTCAACAACATTAGGACCAAATTTTGTAGTGCCCGGAAGAATAACATTAGAAGTTATTTCTATGGAAGAGCCTGTGAAAAGAATTTCTCTACCAACGACAACACTCACCAATGTGCCAGTAAGATCAGCAGTAGCAAATAGAATTTCTAAAGCAGTCACAGAAAGGTTTAGACTGCCTGACGTTGCAGAATCAGCAAAAGTTTCTTTCAAAGATGTAGCAGTAAGATTTACATCGGAAGACAAAGCGGAAGCGGCAAAAGCTTCCTTAATCGTAGAAGAAGTTAAAGAAACCGATGGTGAAAAAGACACCGATATGGTTGCTAATCTGCCACCTATTGCAGTAAGACTAACGCTGCCATCCAAAGATGCGCTAGCCGGTTGAATCCTAGTAGCAACCGAAGTGGTTGGGACATCCCCGCTTAAATTTGCAGACCCAGAAGTGGTTTTTGTAACAGAGACAGAAAGTGTGACTGAACCACTAAGAGAAGCAGAAATCCCTTCGACTTCCCCAGTACCATAAAAATCTACCGCACTAAGAGACTGAGTAAAAGAATATGTTGAACCACTCCAACTAGCCATTATGCCTCCACAAGTTCAAAATTAACCTGATAATAGACGCACTGGCCTACAGGATCTCTTCTAATTATACTCTCTGAATAACTATCAATAAAACCAGTGTATGAAACAGATGCCCCCGTTGGTTCATCTTTGTAAGCAATTGTCACCTGAGGAGCAGTAGTCGCAAGATTATAAATAAAATCCCGCCCTTTACGACCATCAACAGTCTTATCTGAATTTGAAGGGATATAATCATAAGAAACACTCAAAGATCTTTTATTCTTTTTGTGATACCTTTTAATTCTACCGCCAGCCGTTTCAACATCAGAAATATTTAACTGCTCTGAACTAGAATGCTGAGCCGCCCCAACTGTCAGCTCGCTCCCATTTAAAGACAAATACTTAACAAGATCAGTCTGCTGATTACTAATCACCGCCATAATCAGTAACTAGCACCCTTGTAAGTGGTATAGAACCTATTCTCCATATTGTACTGCTTGTCTTTCATAGGTCTAACTTTCATATCATACTGCTGCACCATGCTATTAAACCACTCATCTTCACCAATAAAGTTCTCAACATAAATATTTGTCGTACTCGTAGTGTTGTTTACTACACCTGAAGAATAGCCAGCACCCATACCACCCGGACTTCTAAACCTTGCCTTATTCAAAGAAGTAAGCATTGAGGCAGTCATACCAATGTTTTGCACAGCCTGCCTGTTAAGAACAAATTCGCCACCATGAAGCACTGCGGGGATAGGCGTTGAAGCAAAGCCCGGAGTCATATACCCACCCGGAGCAAACGAAGGCACCCTGCCACCATTAGCAAACGAAGGAACTATGCCGCCATTCCGATAAAACATTGCACCCGGAGGAAGCGTCTTAGGAATCATTGCTTTGTCAGAAACAATTTCAGCAAGGCTAGCATTAACAACAATATTCATATCAGCAGCAGCGTAATCATTAATTAAAGGCTGAACTTTAAAGTTACCATCTCCGATACCAGATGTGGCATTAGCAGCAGCATTAGCCGCCTCCTCCAAAGCCTCAAAAGCCATCTGAGCCTCAAGAACATTCTCAATCATCGGGTCCATCAAACCAGCAAGATCATCAACCTCAGAAATAATATGACCAACAGTACCCCTCCACTCATTAAGAATAGTTTCTTCTGCATTCTTAATTGCCTCTTCAAGCACAGCTTGTGGACCTTTATCTTCAATAGCAGCAGCAATACCATCAGCACCAGTATCAGTTATCTCAGCCTCAATAGCATCAACAATACTGCTCCAATTAGTATTAATTGAACTAGCATACTCACCAGTTGGACTAAACGCATCACCCATCTGAGTCAAAAGGCTCACAGTCGCACCAACAATACCCTTATCAACAGTATCCAAACCGTACTTGTCTTTAGCAGTGGTAATCAAAGTATCAAGATTAGTACCAAATACACCAACAACCTTGTTTGGCATATCTGTATTAATCTTCGTTCGCATCTCATCAAACGTCTTAGCAAACTCAACAGCATTATCGTCGCTGAACTGAGTAGCAAGATCCGTCAGATCAGTCAACTGCTGTTCATAATCCTCAATCGTCTGAGGAGCAAACTTCGTAATATCCTTCGAAGCCTCCTTAAACGCAGCAATCTGCTCCTTAAAGAACTTATCCGCCTCTTTCTTAGCATCCTTAATAGAATCCTTCAAGAAATCAAGATTCTCTTTACGAAGATCCTCATTACGCTTCTGCTCCAAATCAGAAATCTGTGAAGCAGAATCCATCTTGCTCTTCTGCTCTTCACGATCCAACATACGAGCATCATCAACACGACCCTCATAAATAGCCAGCGCACGATTACGAACAAAATTCTGACGATTCAACTCGCGCTCATCCAGCAACTTGCGCTTGTTCGCTTCAAATTCTCTCTGCTTAGTAAGAGAGATTTCAGCTTTCTCCAGTTTGTCGATAACATCAATTTGATCATCAAACACGGCCAGAGCAGCATCACGCTGATCCTCAAGAGCATCAGTCAGACCATCAACAACATTACTAATCTCATCAGAGAAGAAATCACCAACAAGATCAACAAATTTCTGTTGTATACCCTTCAATGCTTCAGCAAACTTCTTAGCAAAAGCATCCCCAGCAGCACCGCCACCATCACCAAAAGTATCAACAAGAGGATCAACAACCTCATCGACATTATCTTCAACAGACTCACCAAGACCATCCATAAGATCATCGCCAGCACCTTTGATGTCGTTATCATCAACAAGACTGTTTATCAACTCAGCAAAGCTATCAGCAGCACCATTAGTGAAATCACTCACACCTGATCTCATATTAGAGAAGAAATCAGCAACACTAGCATCCAAGCCATCCATTGAACTTGAAATACTGTTACCCAAATTATTAGCAGCACCCCTGATACTTTCAGCGACACCCTTTAGACCACTCTCACCACCAATTAGACCGCCAGATATGAAACCTAGCCCTTTACCAATTAAATCAATTCCTGCCGCAAACGCAGAAACAAAATCTGCGACCACGCCACCAGCAATTCTAATACCAGCACCAATAGCCATCGGGAACAATCTCGCAACAAAAAGAACACCTCTAGTTATACCCTCAAAAGCGTATATAAAGGCATTGATAATATTTTCAGCAACCACACCAAACATGTTTACAAGACTAATCAGTGGACCAGCAAACGGACGAAGCAAACCCTTAGCCAAAGCCTTAATCGCACCCAACAAAGTATTGAGAACATCACCAATACTTGTACCGCCACCCCTAAACACATCAATTAACTGAACTACGGCTTTGAAAACTCCACCCACAGCCTTAATAACACCACCAATAATACTCATAGCATGATACAAAAGTGGCTGAACATAATTAACCACAAACTCTTCAACCTTAAGAGCCGCTTTCTCTATGAATCCAGCAACTGACTCAAAAGCACTACCCAATGCATCAACACCGCCGACAGACTCACCCGCACCAGCAAGAGAAGCAATAAGATCAACAAATGGACGAATAATTGCCATAACTGCTCGCTTAACAGCTTCAAAAGCAGAACTAAGCTTACCCATTGCATTGCCAGCAGCGTCCTTAATTTTATCAAAGTTCTTAACAACTACAGCAATCAGAGCACCAATACCTATAAGTATTGCACCAATACCAGTGCTCACTAAAGCAATCTTTAAAAGCTTCATCACCTTGGTGACATGCAACAAAGACTTAGAAAAACCAAAAGCACCAGCAGACATCGACTTAAAGAAACCACCACCAGCAGCCCTTGTCAAAGCAAACTGGGTACGCATCGCCCTAAACGGAGCCGTAACAGCAATAGCGGCCTTCTGAGCACCTGTCTTCAAAGGGTCAAAAACTTTAGCCATACGACGCTTAGGATCTGGCGTGGGATCAAAATCTTTAGCTAATGGGATACCACGATTTCTAACCTCATCGTGACTTATAAACTTACCTGTCGTGGCATCAGCAAAAGAATTGCCTCTCATTACAACACCAGCATCTGCCATCATTTCATCGCTAACAGCTCCTAGACCAGCAGCAGCTTTTGTTGCGTTACTTGACATCTGTGTCATAGCTGTAGCGACATCACTACCAATTGTTTCAGTCTTAGACAGAATGCCAGTCATTACACCGAACTTGTCGGCTATCTTTCCAATAGGTCCAGATCCACCAGCAAGAGTTGCAATAAATGTCTTAAATCTACCGTTTGTGTTAACAATAGTATTACCCTGCATAGTTAGAGCGGTATTCATTCTACGCAGACCAGTGTTTGTAGCAACAGACTCTATGCTTAAAGTTTTAAGGCCCGGAACAAACCTAAAAATAGACTCAACAGCAACACCAGCAGCAAGTTTCATCTGGCCTAGAACAAAAACAAGAGGACCAAGAGCCGCAGCCGATGCAGCTGCGAACGCCATAATCTTCTTTGTTTGTGGTGAAAGAGCTTCAAATTTACGAACAAGATCTTGAACAAAAACAGATAGATCTTCAATAAAAGGAGCAAACTGCTCTACAGCAGCAGCCGCAAAGTTTGTAAAAGCAACCTTCATTCTATCAATAGATGCACTAGTTGAAGCTAAAGCAACATCAAGCTCTTTAGTGGCAATAGCCTGAGCATTAGCTGCACCAAGGAAGTTAATCATCAATGCCTTACCGGACTCACTACCTATTTCCTCTACATCCAGAAGTCCCTCTTCCATTTTGTCAATAATTTCTCTTCTGACCATCTTCGCTGTATCAATATCTGTTTGAGTAACAGCTCTACCCAAAGAATCAATTTCTTCGCCAGCTTTACTTGCGGCAATTCTAGCTACAGTAGAAATCCCTTCAATTGTGTCAATAGCAGGAAGATCAGGAATCTGGGCACCATCCATAGCATCCTGAATGGCTTTATTAAAATCATTAGCCGCAGTACCAGTTCTACGCAACTCATCTTGGAAAGCAACCATGTCCATCGCGGCGGTAGCCATTCTCGGACCCTGACGGCCTTGGAATAATTCTTTGTAGAACGTATTAACAGCCTCAGCCCCTTCTTCTTTCAACCTTGCAGTAACATCAACAAGACCCTGAATCGACTTAATACCTGTACCACCAATATCATCAAAAGCTTCAGACAGAGCAGGATCATTAAACTCTTGTTTCAAAGCAGCCATTGCTTTTTCAGCTTTAATAGTAGGAGCAACCATTCTCTGCAAAGAGATTTTTAAACCATTAGCAGATTCGCTTACATCAAAACCAGCAGCCTTCATAGGAGCAAGCAAAGCTGCTGTCTCAGTAAAGTTGAGACCCATAAATCTTGCAGCCGCACCAGCCTCAGGCATTGCTGTTGCCAGATCTCGCAAAGAAAGGGCGGTTGTATTTTCAATTGCGTTGAAAAGAAACATTTGGCCACGAACACTCTTCAGAGCAAACACTTGCCTTTCTGCTACATTAGCAAACTCTTCGCCCGGACCAATAAGCCTGCCAGAAGTCTCAAGTGCCCTCTGTGTACCAAGGAACACAGTCTGAACAAGCTCTTTAGCTTCACTAACATCCATATCACCAAGAATTGTTAACTGGCCACTTAACTCTGTGAGACCCGTCAAAACTTCACCAGCTTTTTGAACATCAATACCAAGCTGAGCAAAATCGGCAGTCACACCAGTCAGCAAACTTTGTTGAATACCTAACTCCTGACTGGTTTCTTTTATAGAATTTGTCAAACGATCAAACGTGTTAGCGTGTTGCTCATTCGTATCAATATTCAAGTCAGTAATCTTAGCTAATCGAATCTGTTCTTTCTCAATAGTCTTAAAAGCGTCAACAGCTCTTCTAGAAAACATTAATAGCGGAGCAGTCAGACCAATAATCAGGCTTCGACCAACAAACTGGAGGTCTTTACCAACACGACGCATCTCAAGACCAATGCCCCTCATGTCGCTAACAAAAGTGCGAGCTTTAATGCCACGCATTTGTTTATTTACTTGCTGGAGGCCAGCAATTGTCTGATTAAGACCTTTAATATTAAAGCCCTTATTAGCAAGATTTTGTAAACTCCTAAGATCTCTTTGAGTTCTTCTTAATTCGTCACCCAGAACACGCTGGTTCGACATAGCCTGCTTTGCAGACTTAGCATGTTGATTTAAACCACGACCAGTATTGCCTAATGCTTGATTAAGGGCACGCTGTCTAGCATCAAAATTCGCTGTAGACTTAACCCCATCGTTAAGTGATACAGTAAGATTTCGCAGCGATGCAGATAAGTTTTTTAACTGATCTTCGCCGCTTACTAATACCCTGATATCAATATCATTAGAAGCCATAGTTCACCATAGTAATTATCCCATTATCGTTACAATAAAGCAACAATTAGTCACCTTCATAGCCCAAACCGATGGGCATAAAGCGCAGATCGCCACCTTCAAGCACTTCTGGTGGCTTAGGTGGCTCAGGATCATACCAATCCTCTTCCCAATCAACATCTGCGCCCTGAGTTGCTGCAAGAGCTTTAACATTCATGTTAAAATCATTCGTTGCAGCACGATACAAGGTAAACATCTCATGGAGCGTTAGTGATTCTTCTAAGTCATAAATGCTTTTCCAAGCCCCACATTTGACTAGGAGTTCTGACTCATATTTTAGAAGAGGCATTTCCTCCCAAAGTAGGGGGTCACCGTCAGATTCTTCCCCCTCAATTAGTTTGGGTCAGCACCCATAGCAGCAGACATCAGCTCACCAAAACAACGTAGGTCAAGAATGTCTTCCAAGCCCTCAGGGTCACCTGCAAGATCTGGGTCTACCTTAGCAAGAGCAATGCTTGCGGCTTCAACCATACGGTCAATGTCTGCATCAGTCATGGCCTCATCATCAGTCTTAAGTTCGTTTGCAACTTTCATAAACTTCCTAAGCTGTCTAATAGTGAGAGGCTTAATAACTCTCTTGTTTCCGTCTGCGAACACAATCTCCACGCCTTCGTGCAAATCTTTATTTTGTGCCATTTCTCTCCTTAAAAGTCATATATACGAGGAAAACCCTCGGATATGAATTATACCATATCCAAGGGTTTCCCAGTGAACTATATGTAAGTTTTTATCAAGCAGTAGCGTCGATAATCTTGCCATACTCGTAGCTGGTATCAGCTGAGACTGGCAGGATTCGGAATGAAACAGCAAAGGTTGTTGCCTCTGCACGCTTCATCGAAATGCTTGATGATTCAAACGAAATTGCACGCTTAGTGTTGAACTTACGGGTACGAGTGCTTGCAGCATTTGAACCCGGAGCGTTACCGACGATCTGGACAGCCTTCTCGTATGGGTAAACGTTCTGAACACCAAACATAAACGTCTTTGTATTGGAACCATCGTTGTTCACAAGAACATCGGCACCGTCATCATCTTGATCGTATGACCAAGCGATTGCGAGGTTGTTAAGAGTAGCCTCTGCGAGCGTCGTCTTAAGCATAACCTTTACTTTTGACTGGATAACCTTAGCGGCATCTCCATATTGGTCAACTTCAATGTCAACCATGTCTGGCTCCCAAGAAATTTCAACACCTTCCTGAGTAGCACCGACTGATGAGAGGCTATCGAAATCCGAGTTAGTCATCGAAGTGTTCGATGCGCCGACCTTGACTTCTGCCTCACCCACAACAATGTTTGCGGTAGTTACTGAGCCTGAACCTGGCATTTTTAATCCTCCTATTCAAGAACAAAAATTCTTTTGCCCTTTTTATCACGCCATTTAGCGATTTTTTTTACGTGCTCTGGTCTGATTTCATCGGCCCTATTGCCGATTCCAACACCCTTTTGCCATTCAAACTCGTAAACCGTTTTCCCGACTCTAGCAAAGAATCCTCCACCAGACCTTCCTACGTATGTAATAGTAGTATACTTCATATCTTTTTATAATACCACATTAAGAAGCTACATAGTAGACAGTGAATGACAAATCCATCTTAAACCAACCGTCTTTCTCAATAGCCTCTTCTAAGGAAGAATCTGTTAAGAAAGAAGAAAAAATTCTAGTATCAGTTCCAGTAACACCACCTGACTCTGAAACCGTATCTGCCCGACCCAGAAGGTAAATGAATCGTTCGGTAATTTTTAATAGTCGATCAATATCAGAATCATAAATGCTATATATAATATTGTCATACCTATTCCAATGCGATTCTAGTGAGGGCACCGCAGGGTTTACATAATAAACAACAAATGGAGGCGTATCCTCACCATACCCAACTATTGGATAAAAGTTCATTGTCTTACCAGCAATAGTTTGTAAACTAGAATCTGCTGCCAAGAAAGAATTTATATCGTAAACTGCTAGTGTAGAAATAGTCATAATATCTCCTTAAATGTCTGCCATACCTCTCGGCGCGCCGCCTCTTGCACCAAATCCATAAGAGCGTAAAGATTTCATCATTTCTCTCTCCAAAATGCGACGAGATTCACGCCTAATATTTGATCTAAAAGACATATCTTTTGGTGTAGCCTTGACTCTAAAGCTTCTTATGTATGGCGGATAAGGGGGAGTGCTGCCTTTTCTTAATTTATAAATTTGAACACTTCCTGACGAACTAAAACTCCTTCTTCCATAAAACTTAACGTTTGCACCCCAAGCAGCAGAATATCCAGTTCTACTGTTTGGACGGCCTGCCCGCTTTGGACGGATGTTAACAGTTACTGTTTTTGGACCAACTTTTTCTTCAACAACCATCGCATTACCAACTTTTCCATACTGAGACTTCATATATTGTTCAATCTTCAACTTTGCCGAAACAACAGCTTTACCTTTAGCTGCCTGAACCCTGTTAGGAAATTGATCAATATTATTTTGTAGGAATCTCATTGTTTCAATCGAAGTCGGATTGATACGAACCTGCATCATGATGCTAGCTCCACGATCAGTCTAATTGTTACAATAATATGACTAACTTTCCCATTAAATCCAGTCTTTTTCTCTATTTGAACAATTTCAAAAGGCCCAGCTTCAATAACATTTTCATATCTGTCAACAATATTTTGCACACGACCAGCATACGTAAAATAAGAAGCATATGAATGTGGCACTATTAGCTGAAACTCATCAACATTGTCAACATAAGGAGCCACACGCCTTTCGCTGCTAATCGTCTGGAAAACGCACGGAGTATCCGCCTTTGTCACAGCAAAAGAAGCAGTCTTTTGTCCAGCAGAATTCACAGTAGTGGTTCTACTGTACACATCAACTTTATGATAGTATCTTAAAAAAGTTCTATACGACATCAGGTAATATAATCCATAACAAACAAGGTGTAGTCTGTAAGGAGGACATCTGCTTCAATATTTCCAGTGCTTTCATAGAAAGAACCCTTCATACTAAAGCTAATAGTATCCATATCTACACTTGTAATACCATGACGACGGTACTCAGAATCATCATTCATTAAGTCTGCAATAATCAAATCGGCAGCCTGCTTAATATTCATGGGAACATATCTCCAACCAAAGTCCCCTTCAACCTTGTAATCAGAATGTTGCTTAAAAGTCTTACCTAGAATTCTAGATGTATTTGTTTGTACAATATTAGCTTTAAATCTTAAATAAAAAGAAGATTCAAAATTAAACGATTGCCTGACTTTTTCAATATTTAAAAGACTTGAATCTGCGTAGTCGTGAATAACCTCTGCATCGGAATCGCCCGCATTAAATGTAACTTTTCTTAAAGTTGCAATCGGAATAGGCAAATGCAAATTTTTATGATTGCCTCCATCTAAAGTCAAACTTTTATTTGGGTAATATTCAAAAGACTGCCCACAGTGAGTGTCAATAATATTCCTTGCTCTCTTCTCAAAATGATCAAACTGAGAAGCATACCCGCTCAAATCGCTATGGTTTGTCAAAAACTCTGCCCAAGTAATATATGGTGTGTACACATTAATATATTGAGACTGAGTATACTCAGTGCTACTAATCGAATAAGTGAAATCAGCCCTGTACTTTCCAGCAGAATTTAAAACATAAATGCCCGAATCCTGCTGGCCGTAAGTTATTGTATACACCCCTTCAGACGATCTTGTTGCGGCAGTAGATGCCTGCACTACATCACCAAACTCATGTGTTAACACAACCGTAACATTATTAGAGTCAGCGTCACTCGGAAGAGTCAGAGTAAGAGTTTTTGATGTATCAATTTTTACGTCATCCATTTAAATCTCCATTCAGCAGTTACATGAATCACAGCCGCATCCGCAACCCTCTTCACATTCACAACCGCATTCACAATACTTATTTCTCATGATACCATTATACCTAATAAATGCTTAGAAGGATATGCTTACAATTCGTCTTCTGATATAAAGATAATAGCAAGCAAGTGTACTGTGAGAGCGGAAAGGCTTATCCATATGCCCCAATCTCTAGTCTGACCCGACAAAGTAATTAAAACTAAGCCAGTACCAGCAAGAGTCCAAGCTAAGGAATAACTTTCCTTTAGCACTCTTTTCAAAATCTTTTTAATCATCTAGACCTCCTTGATGAGCCTCCACGCTTGCGTGGGCCATCAGAGCCACCTCCACCGCCTCCACCGCCTCCAGAAGGCTTAGGACCAGCAGAAGGGCCAGCAGCAGCGCCAGCAGTCGCTGCAACAGCAGCAGTGGCTGCTACAACAGTACGTCGCTCTTCAGTCGTAATATTCGAATCTTTAGCGACATAATCATTAAAACTCTCATCTTCAAAGATGTTTACAGATTCCTCAAACTCATCTTTAACTTCATCATCAGCCTCAGTCAAAGCAGCCGCAAGAATAACCTTCGCATCATCAGAAATCTCATCAAAATTATCGTCTTCAATCAAAACCGAGACTTCTTCAACTGTCACATCACCGTCAACAACATCCAAAAAGTCTTCGGCTAACTCCTCGTCCAACTGATCCAATTCTTCAACAATTTTAATCTCAGCCTGATCAACCTCAAGCAAATCAACGCCTTCAGTATCAATACCTAACTCTTCAAACTCAATCTTAGTTTCCTCAGCTCTTTCTTCTGCGAGCGTCAAAGGAGCGGTGGTTGTTGTAGTTGTCGGAATCGTCGTCGTTGTGGCAGGCTGGACAGTCGTTGTGGTTGTAGACGTTGACGTTGTTGTTGGTGGCAACGATGTAGTGGTAGTTGTAGTTGGAGGGGAAGTGGTGGACGTTGTAGTAGGTGGAATTGTTGTTGTAGTCGTAGTTGTCGTACTTGTAGTCGGCGGGATAGTTGAAGTCGTAGAAGTTGTTGTGGTTGTTGGTGGAACTGTGGTTGTCGTACTTGTTGTAGTTGTTGGGGGAACCGTGGTGGTTGTTGTCGTACTTGTCGTTGTTGTGGTTGTCGTTGTTGTGGTTGATGTGGTGGTTGTCGTGGAAGTGGTTGTAGTTGGGGGAACCGTAGTTGTCGTAGTAGTTGTGGATGTTGTTGATGGTGTTACCTCCTGTACCAAAAGGGTGACCTGTGAAGACCACCCAGAATATACACCTAGTGTATCATTATCTGCACGAATGTCGAACACATAAGACTCTCCTAGACCACCTGTGTTCTCAAAAATACTAAAAGGAAGCGTGTATTCAGTATTTAAAGCGTTTTCATCACCAACATTTCCTGTAGCAACTCCCCACCCTGCGCCCGGTGGTATTCGAAAAGATATTGCATATCTTTCTGGATCAACATTGCCGGTATTGGGAGCATCCCAATCAAGAAATACACCATTCTCTGTAACCTGCCCAGTCAAGTTCATTGGAGGACCAATCGTCTGAGGGACTGTGGTGGTAGTTGTTGTGGTAGATGTTGTAGTGGTTGTCGTAGTTGTGGCAGGAGTTGCCCATGTCCAATTATTGACTACAAAGCCACACAAAGTTGAAGAAGTTAAACCTTGACATGTATCCCAAGAAGCATTGGAAGACCAGCCGCTTGGTGGAGAATTACTATTAATAGAGTTAAAGTATGGATTAGCAAGCAGGCTTGTTAAATCAGTCCACTCCGCAGAACCGTCTAGTTTCGCCTTGAATGAAACTTCTTTTATTTCAGTGCCATAGTTGCCGCCCCAACTTTCACCGTCTTTAGCCCAGATACGAATTTTTACACTGTCCCAACTTGTTGAATCTTGAACACTAGATGACACTGAGGCTTGAAACCAACTAGACCCAACTTCAACCCAAGAAGTAGGTGCTGATGCTGTCAGATTGCCTTGCAGCAAGTTACCTGCTGAGTCGTAAGCGGCATACTGCGTCGCCACGTAATCGTTAACATCGTAGAAACGCTTAACAAGAGGGGTGACAACAATTGAATCAATTTCTCCCGCATACGAAGAAACGTCAATTGTTTGCTCAATGTATGCAGGAGTATAAGAAAATCTCACCCCGTTGTAAGTGCTGAAGTCGGTGGCAAGCGTCAGATCGGTAACGAGTTCGTATTCGCCACCATCATAGCCGTTCCCTCTTTGCGAACAACAATACCCAGCGTGAATGCGATAAACACCAGCGTCTAGGGTTGTGTCAATCTTTGATGAAACGCACTGTGTTTCATTATTGTGGTTACCGTCATCATTTGATGCGAGTACCGTGCCCGACAAGTCGTACAGCCACAAGAAAGGGTCAGATGCCAACTGGTTACAAGAACTGTTTGAGTTGCCATAGATGACAACATTTGTGTCGTCCGACTCAACCTCAAAGTACCAGTCAGACTCTTCAGTCACAGTGTAAGCAGAAGCCCTCGCTACGCTCGGAAACAAAGAGAACATAGCGAGGGCAACTACAGCAGCCGCAGGTAAAAAACGTGTTCTAGATGGTCTAAACCATGACATTATATATCTAGATTACCATCTAGCGTTTTATTTTTAAATTTTAGTTTTTGCCCTACTAAGGTTCAATAAAGATACATTCTCCGGGGCAGTCTTCTGCTGCCTCAATAACCGAATCCAAAAGATTCTCCCCAAATTCAGCAGTCTGATGCATCTGCAATGCAGGGCCGTCCCCCTTGCCGTCGCTCCCAAAGAGATTCGGCCAAGAAGGTTCTTTCACATAAGCTAAGCCATCATCATGCATAGCAAATACATCAGGGCAAATTTCAGCACACAAGCCGTCACCTGTGCATAAGTCTTGATCAATCCATACCTTCATCAGTCGTCACTCTTGTTTGAGCCTTTAGCACCAAAGTATCCACCAATGATACCAATAACACCACCAAGAGCGGTCTGAACAAGTGTCATGACATCAGACGATACGTTGACCGCCTCACCTGTTTCAAATGTCTCAAAAGACGCAACCACATAATCCCCGACAATAGCAGTGAGGATACATGCAATAACACCCACCGAAAGGATATACATAATTTTATCTTTCATCCAAACATTCTTCTCCAAGTAGCAGGACCAACAATACCGTCAGGACGAGAGCTGTTCTGAGCCTGCCAGTTGCGAACAAGCTGGCGAGTCTGAGGTCCATACTGACCATCGACCTTTGCTCCAACCTTAGCCTGAATAGCTTTCACAGCCTCAGTCTCGTTAGAACCCACTTTAATCATTGGAGGGCCGGGATACCTCATAGAAGATGTCTGAGGGGCTTCTGGAGCCGTCTGAGGGGTTGGTGATGGAGTGTCTGCTTCGCAGTCACAACGCCTAGCGTGCTTGTCCGAACCCGGACCCCAAATACCATCAACATGAAGATCATGGTCTGCCTGCCACGCTTTAACAGCCTCTTCAGTTTTAGGACCAAAATCTCCATCAGGTTTTGCACCCACAATTTCCTGAACTTCTTTAACAGCATCACCTTTAGAACCAATTTGCAACCAAGGAGTCTTCCCAGAAGGAGGAGTCTGAGTTTTAGCAGCAGGCTTAACAGAAGCCACTCCCTGACCTAGAAGATCACCGATTACACGCTCATAATAAGCTGGGTCATCCGCATATTTATTTGAGATCTCCACATGAACCCAATCTCCCCCGGGAACACCGCTGAATGCTTTCCTAGAGTAGTTATTCCAAGCGTTACGATCACATTTCCATCCACGACCATAAGGCTTTGGATAATAATCAAACACAGCTTCAATCTCAAGAACATCTGCATTGTCCACCAAAAAATCCATCATACGAACGGCATCTTGATAATTACCTGACCCACGATAAGGTGCAGATCTCCAAGACAAATCTCCTGCCCTACCAGTGGCATGAACCGAGAAGCTTGACTTCCCACGCTTCTTTCTCACAGCATAAGTACCATTGTTCCAAAGACCAAAATGGTCTTCCAAAAGATCAATAAGTTTTTCAAAACCCGGACGCTTACCAGAAGCGGTCTTGTCATATCCGGTATAAGGTCTATTCATTTTATTCCTCCTAAACATTCACTACAATTGTAGCATAAAAAACATCAAACTCACTCTGGCGGTGTTGG